CGCACAAAAAACTCATCCGTATTCATGTTACGGAGGAGGCCACGCAGGACAAGCTCAGCTTGCTTCTCGGATTTGTTCTCTACAGATATGCGTGACACAACTTCACTAGAGGACATTTCAACTACTTCTAGAGCTATAGTTTTCATGCTGTTTGTGCCCAAATCCAAGTTAGATAGTATTGTACATGATCTTCGGCCTGCTCAGCCATATTAGCTAGAGTATATTTAGCCGAAGCCTCGTTAGTGAATCCTTGAATAATGATAGAATCTGACACAATATGTCCGTGAACGTATTCGCGCATAAGGAGATGGATTTTCATTTCTGGTATCCATCTCTAGCACACTTCTGATGTTTCTTCCACTCATCAATTTGCTCTTGTGTCATCTCACCCGGACAAAACTCCAGCATGAGCCTGTCAATTTCAGCTTGCTGCATTTTGTAAGCTACTTGCCATCCCTCCCAAGCAGTGTTGGTATCGGAACTATCATACATAAGCATGTCCCAAGAGTCAATATTGAATCCTTTAGACGCTGCCCAACTCTCAAAGCTCTCTCGCATGCTCATTCCAATTCTCCCCAATAATGTTCTGTCACCCAGTCTACAAACTCCGTAGGCTTGTCATCTTCAGCATGATCGTTACTCCAAGCAAGACAGAAGTCATGGTATTCTGCCATAATCTCATCCTTGTGCCAAGCCCAATCAATAAAATCTGAATGCGCCTGCCGGAGCAAGGCTATTCGGAAGGCTTCTAGGGTTTCGTTGTCAGCCATTCTCCTGCTCCACAAGATGCTCACGAACAACTTTAATCTGATGCTCAACAAACCTGTCAAGCGCTGCGACATCCTTAAAGTATAACAGAATAGCTGGCTCTTTATCCAGAAGGCTTTCGTCGATAGTCTCTCCAGCTACACCGGGCTTGTCAAGCTCAAAGAAGCCTATAGAAGCCCCCGGACCATCTTTGTAAGTTCCTGTGCTGATGCCTACAGCACCAAAGCCAAGGGGAATTGTGATTGTGTTTTTCATTTAGTACACCTTAGTGACAGCTGCGCTCGGCTGACGGGCGGCACGGTCGGCCAGCACGTAGGCGTGCATATGGTCAGCGTCATACACGACCCGCCTTTGCGGCCATAGCATGTAATGATCCTCCGGCAGCGGCGGCAACTCGCCCTGTTTGACTTCGGGTACGGAAAACCACCCTGCCGCTTTCATGTCCATCAGTTTCGATGTGCAGTAGTCGCACACGACTACGCCGCCGATAATATTTTCATTACCCGGAACGCCGCCCTTTGCACCTAAGCACATCTTGCACCCATCCAGCGCGCTCGCATCCTGTTTGACCTCGGTGGCAAAAGTCTCGATTTCTTCGACTGCACCACTGTTTCCCGCGAAGTCACGCGCACCTTGCCGATTAGTGAATACACGTTTGCGCCCCTGCAAAGTGATGCCAAGGAAGGCACCCACTGGCGCAGCTTGCACAGCCGGGGCAGCAAGTGCTGCGCGAATCTCGGCGTCGTTCGTGCCGGTTGGCGACGTAGCAAGGTCGTGCGCCCACCGCTTAATTTCAGCCTTCGTGATCGGGTTACAAGTAGCGAGGTATTCAACGCATTGCTGAGCGAGTCGCAAAGTCTCGGCATCGGGCGCAGCTTGCACAGGTGTGCAGACTGGCGGAACGCAACGAAACTGATCTAGATCGTTGCTCATTGCTCCGATATCGGCGGCGTTGTAAAAGCGGGATGAATTCTTATGCGCAAAAGCAGCAGAAACCTGCCGCTTAAAATTTGGGTGGTGCTGGACTACATGCACGAATTCGTGCGTCACCGCATCCCACAAAACTGTATCTATTTTCTCCACTCGCGCGCCATCAAGGCTTTCGGCATCGCCAGCAGGTTGAATAGATGCGCGCTCGGCGCATACGATAGCGTGTTGCAATGCCACATAGTTGGCAGTGCTATTTAGGTCCATGAATGCACGCGCAGCCTTTGTCAGTGATGTCACGGTATCGGGTGGGGTGGTAGATTGGGTCATGGCTTGGCCTTTTTAACTAAACTCACTGCGTTTTCAAGATAGGATACTTTATTTTCCACATTATCTTCACTCTTGGCAAACAAATCCTTAACTTTCATCCAAATAGTGATGCGTGGATGATACAGCCGTAGCTCTGCGCCGCTAACACATTTGCCACCGTACCTAAGTTCTGTGACATATTGCCAGCCTGTACGGCAGCACATATCCCCTGACTGATGAAAGCATGTCTTACAAGATTTAGGCTCAGTCATATCAAACCTGATCATACGAGAAAGCGACCACAAAAGCTAATCCAAACCCTATCAGAGAGAAGAAACGACAAGTATCTGACCAAACGCCGATGTCAAAACTGACATTGTAAAAAGCCCCCATCATGTACACGAACAACATTCCAAGGAGTGCAATAGCAATTGATTTCATATTAAGCTCCCTTCTGTGCAGGCGTCTTACGTGGCACAAATGTTGCTAGAATATGGCTGTCACCAAGCAATTCCATAGCTCGCAACCAGTTGCGCACGTTGTGGCGAATAATCGCCTTGTCTGTGCCAGCGTTCTTGTACAAGCGGAAAGCCTTTTTAATTTGGGAAAGGGTGGCCCATTGTTTGTTAGTAGTTTTCATTTTGGGTCAGCTTTCAAAAGAGCTTTAGCAAAGCGTTCAATATCTGGATCAAGCCAATCTAGGTTGAGAGGTAGAGCGTTGAGAAGCATTTTCAAAGCTGATTCAAGTTCTTCAATACGCGCATCAGCTTTGAGCGCAAGCTCTGCCGCAGCATGGCGGGCGTCCCGGTGTCCTAGTTTGTATCCCATGAATTCGTCACCGATGTCTAGGTTGTATTCGCACGGAAGGCGCATAATGTCGTCGTGCAAGCTCATTTCAATTTCCCCTCGATAAACAATTTAGAAATCTCCACTTCAGCATTGAGCAGATCGTTACCGTAGCCATCATACTGTGTTTCAGCTTCGTTGTGGCAAACAAAGTACCAAGTGTACCTAGCACCCATACGGAAGCTGCCAATCTTGATTCCCTCTGCATCCCGCATAGTAGCATTCTGCGAGTATGTTGCCAGCACTTGAGCAGCTTCACTCACAAGAAATACAACGTCAGTTTCTGTGCAAATCCAGTGCCCGTAAAAGCTGCCATTGACGCGGAAAGACTGGATGTGCGAAGAGTTCTCTGGGAGGTCGATCATTTTGAGTCTCCTAGTAATGCAAAAACCTCGTTAGCAAACTCATCAGCATCTTCAAACGAAATCAAAGTCTCCGTTTGGCTGTTCTTAGGGCTACAGAGGTACACGCCAATTTCTAGGTGAGCACGTACAGCGCAACGCTTAAAAGAGACATATGAGCGAGCTTTGATAGCTTTTGCAAGCTCTAAAATTTCCCAACCCTCCCCTTCGATACATGCGGTTGGCTCAAGACGCTCAGACATGCAGTGGTACAAGTAACCCGGCTTACGTTCCTCTGACCATTCACGGCCATCATGCTCTGCTCGAACAATAGTGTACCAACCGGCAAGAAACTCTTCACAATTCTTTAGCTTGATTTTCATTTTGAGTCCTTATAACGAGCTACGATGTCTTTCAACACTGCAATGTCCTGATAACCTTGTTCTGCTGCTGCTTGGACAATACGTCCAACTTCATTTTGACTGGTGAAGCGTTCATCTTGCTCAAGGCCACTCACTGTGGCGCTGATTGCATTTGCTGATGCTTTGAGGATGCGAATCAAGTTGTCATTGAGTGGTAGAGTTTTCATTTCACACCTTCGTAAGCAGGAAAATTTTTAAGGAATGGCGCAAGAGTAAGAGCAGCCTGCAAGTATTGCTTGTGAATTAGGGCGTTTTGAGCGTGAAACTCTTCTTCCAACACTTGCAATTTTTGCAGTAGCTCCAAGCCGTCTTCCTCAGTCATTTGATGCTGCACATGGACATTACCCATGTAGTTAGGGGAGTAGGCCCTTGCATCCCCATTTTTAACTGCGATTGGACCTACTATTGCAGACCCCAGAACATAAGGGAATTGGTCATACCCCCAGAATGCAAAACTCTTTTCCATTTCATTTCTCCGTTTGTTCAATTGTCCAGCCGATGACTAATAATACCACAGCCACCACATAACGCAAGCACTATCGTAACAATCTTAAAAATATTCGTCAGACGTAAAAAAGCCCTCCGAAGAGGGCAAATGCAGCTTAGTAGGAGAGAGGGTCGTTCCTAAGCTGCCCCACGAGAAATTATGCTTCCATGATGGCTTTAGTGATCGCTGCGATGAGCTTCTGCTTGTAGGCATCAACATCAGTTTTTTCAGCTTTGCCGTCAGCATCCCGGTTGAGAACACTTTCCTTGATGAGACGCTGGCGCAGAATCACTTCTTTCTTGCCAAACTGCTTGCTGAAGTCTTGCACCAGTTTCTTAACTTCCTCTTCCGATTCGATGGGCTTCGTGCTCTTGTAGAATGCCAGCGAAACTGAGGTTGGCTGACTGCCTTTCTTACCATCCCAATACTGAATCGAGTTGTCATCACGGTTCTGCGTATCAGCAAGGAACAGGATGTTGTTATTCAGTAAATCCTTACGAGGAACGATTGCTGGTGCGGTGCCTATGATTGGCTGAGCAACTTTCTTTGCAGGAGCTTGTTGTTCCATAGCTTTGTTAGCCTCCAGAATTGCGTTAGCCATTGCACCTTGCAGGGCTGGATTGTTTGCTACGTTTGCGTTTTGAGTGTTCATTTTATTTCCTTTAAGAGTAATTAGATTAGAAGTTGTGCGCTGCTTCGACACTTTGCAGGGTGTTTGTTCTACAAACTGTTTGCAGCGCCGATGTATGAACTATAGCGCAGTGTTGTCCTACAAATCAACCTGAAAAACTTGTAGGAATCTGACTACTGTATAGCTATACAGGGCTATTCAAACTCCCGAGTCATAGTGAGCATGTAGCCCTTCTTATGATATACAAACCCTTGCTCCTTGGCCCATACATAGAAGCTCTCTACGCTCTGGAACACTGGGGAGATTGCGAAATGTCCAATCCCCTTGAACCACAGTAGTTCATCGTATGCAAATGTTCCGCTCTCTCCGCTCACGTTGTCATAGCAATTAACACAATACGTGATTTCGTTTAGTCGATCTAACATGCTGCGCTTTACAAGATGCATTCCGTTTCCCCTTTATTTATATGCCCTGTCAGGCTTTGTACGTCTCCGTACAGAGGAGGCGCGAGTAAAGGGGCATTGTATGACATAGATCAACAATGTTCAAGGAAAACAAGTGTATGGGTTTATGTGAGAATTGGCGTAAATTCTCAGCAGGAAATACCTTGTGTTCGCCAGACAAAAGGCATATGCTGGAAATTGAACATAGAGTTGATATGTGTCAATAAAGATGGTGCTTGTAAGCAAGTAGGGCCGCTGCATTGCCAAGAAGCAATGCTATGTGGAAATAGATGCTATTTAACAACTTTTTATAACACACTGCCATCATTCCGTCCACAGGAAGTGGCTGGCAAATTGCATAAGAGCGTAGTTAGAAATTCGGTGGGAATTCAGCCTGTTTTGGCATGCAGGCTGTAGTGAAAACTGAAAACTAAATTGTCTCTGTGATTGGCTTGTCCATTGTTACATCAAAGTCTTCCGAGGTTTTGTCAGAAATATCGGCGTCCGGGTCGCTGAGTGGAATTAACCAAGTCGTCGGAACACGCCACATTTTCGTAGAGCCTTTAGACGGTGTATGCGGGAAAAGTACACACGAATCACCTATAGCAATTTCTTGTAGAAATTCCCCCGGATGTACAACTTCTCCACAAGCGCCATTAGGAGGGGCATAATCCTTAATATCCGAACCCTCTGGCACTTTCAACATCACCAATGTTCCCGGTTTCATACTCGCTCCAATCGCTCAAGAAAATCAGCTACAAAATAATTAATCTTTTTCTGGTCATACTTAGCGTCAATGCCATCTTTACCCATTCCTTGCGAATAGCAATAGATGCGGCGCAAAGCTTTGAGCGCATTCCCGAGAGGAAAGTTGTCTCCCACTAACGCTGCAATCACATCCCCTGTCTCGCAATCAAAGGTGCCATTCTTCGTTTTGATAGTGAGCTTGTAGTAGTCAGTGGAGCCTCCATCAGATTTGACAGGGCCAACAATTTTGCCGCTGTCACGAATCGTAACGTGATCTTCCATCTTGCCATCAACTTTATTGTAAGCAGGAGTTTCAGGCTGCACAAAATAGTCCTCATCGCTCTTGTGCAAGCGCCAGTGTGTGATGTAGAAATTATCCTGCTTGTCTATATCCCAATAGAAGTCACTCGCATAGCATCCGGTATCAATGTCGCCATTTTGAAACATTACATCAATCTTCTTATCCGCAGTGTAAGGGACATCTCCAGTGGTTTCAATCCAATCGTTCTCCACCTTCCCAGTAATCTTGTCCGTCTTGCCGAAGATTTCAAGCTCTAGGGCTGCTGGCATCTTCGGGTTGGCGTCGCGCTCGTAATCACTACTATGTGTGGCGGCGTACAGCATGTCCCAAGCATCGCTGTCAAAAACCAAGTAGGGTCCACTAGTATCTTCGTCATACCATGATACCCCTTGTTCCTGAAGATACTTCGCCACCTTCTGCATCTGCTCAGGCGTCCCTTTGTATTTGAAGCTTTTCATTAGCTGTTATCCTTTGTGATAAATCCGTTGTCAGGGTTTGTGAAGAATTTCACCATCTCCCCTGATGTGATGAAATGTTGAACAGCTTCGTTCGCTGCTGCGCGAGCAATGCGTGTAGACACCCCTTCATTAGAGGACTCTGTTGCAGCCTGACTTACAATAGCGCACAAGTCGACGTAATTGAGAGTGCTTTTTGGGTATTCGATAGGCTTGACACGATATTGAAAACTATCTTCCCAAGCAGGAACGCGGCCAGTACATGTGGTCCAGCTATTCCCATTATTTGCAGAGTACTGGATGGTAGCACCCTCAGCCCAAGCTTTAATCATTTCACAATGTTTCTGTTTCATCATTTCCTCATTAAATTTGTTAAGACAAGCCCCATCTTATCTACGCTATTGACATTTGTCAACGTGTTTCGTGCGCTAAGGAATTTCATTTGAGAAATCTTCATATTGCCTAGAAGAATTTGAACGTCCTACACGAGTCCTACACACCTGATTGGTATCCCTCTGCGAGAATCTTGGTAGCTTTTGTCCGCCCCTCATAGGGAGAACACACATTCTCGCACCTTCTTTGATTTCCGTCAATAAATTCATTTGTCGCAGCGCAACATCGAAATATGGCGTCTGATCCTACAAAGTCGTTGACAGCTGGAAATGGAACACGTATATTGAACGACATGGCAGCAGCGTCTTGCGGCTAAACAAGAAATCCCTTAACCAATATCAGGAGACTCAAAATGGCCGCAATGGACGAAACAGTACAATTTAACAACGTTGCTATCGAAGCACCACAGGCTGACATGCTTGTCATGTTCATGGACGACGACCTTGTTGTGTACGCAGAGTTGGATGAAATTGTCATTTCGCTGTAATTACAAGGCCCCGCAAGGGGCAATTCTTTTGGGGGTTATATGTATAGTATTATTTTGATTGTGTTTGGATTGGCAGAGAACAACTATCGAGAGAATTCTGTTGCTACAGAAATGGTGGGCAAGTACGACTCAGTAGTCATATGCGAAGCTGTAGCTAAAGGACTTCGGGGAAATTTCAAATACGATAACATCACGTTTGTCAAAACAGCACAATGCGTGCAAGTGAAGGACAAACCATGAGCGGGTTGTTTTATTTCACTCTGGCTATGCTGTGCTTGGCGGTGCTGAATCACTACTTCCTGAGCTATCGTAACCTTAAAATTTATGACATCCAAAAGCGAGCAATCGCTGTTATATTCGACAGCGGACGTTGGCAGGAGTTAGAATGGCTGCTCAATCGTCAAAGTTATAACAGTAAGATTTTCGACATTCGTAAGCACACTTTTGAAGATTTTTATCCAGAACTGAAAGATATGAAATGAAGGCATACAAAGAGGAACAATCCCCTAGCAGCGCTATTATTGTGCTCGCCATTGGCGTGACGATTGCTGTGGCGGGATTTGCTATTTGGATTATTACGGCTGCGGCTGAGAGGGGGCTTCTGTGAACAAACACATCGAGGGCCGTGGCAAAGCCACAGTGAAAGTGGATTGTATTATGGTGCGTGTTGGGGCCGCTATCACCACTTACGAATGCCCATTCTTCGTGGATGTTGAGTTTTACTATGAGTCTGAAATCAAAGCCACAGAAGACGAACCGGGATGTAACGAGTACGTAGAGGCTTTCAACATACGCTTACTAGAGCCAATCTATTTGGTGAATGATAATGGGGGCGTTTCGGTAAGGTTGGATGATCGCTGCAACTTGGTGGAGGTACTTACAATGGCAGACATTGAGCGTATCGAGACGGATATCAAGTTGGTTGCCCAACAACCTCGTTATCCAGAGCCTATCCGCACCAAGCTCTGCACTTCAGATAATCTCCGCCTACCAGAGGATGATGAAGTGATGCGCAATCTTGGACATCAACTTAAGGACTATCGCCATGAATAGCTTTCTCTTCTACCTTGTCATGCTCATCCCTAACACAGAGAGGCCCACTATTGTGCTCCTGCAAGTTCATGACACAGCAGCCGAATGTCATGTTGTGCTGGCTAAGGCCCCTGCTGACGTTAAAGAAAAGTTTGCTTGCATTGAAATCAACCTTACACCACAACCAATCAACCCGAGGAATAAATTATGAGCAATATGAGCAATTACGAGGAGGACGTTCTATTCGAGCGTGTACAGGAACTTGTAACAGAGAACAAAGCTCTCCTTAAAGAGATTATGCTGCTGGAAGCAGAGCGTGACATGTTTATGATGGAGCGTGACGAAGCGTTGCAGAATTATAGCGACCTTTATTACGCAGGGAACAATTGAAGCCTTGGCTGACGCTGCTGATAGCTCTAGGAGCAGTTTTAAGCCCTCTAGCAGCCGCTCAGAGCGATGCTACGTGCGAAGCTATCACTTTGTTCTACGAAGCCTCTACAGAGCCTCTGAAGGGCAAACGTGCTGTGTTGGATGTCATTCGTCACAGAGCATCTGCGCTAGGGAAAACGAGTTGTGAAGTAGTGAAGCAGAGGGGACAATTCTCCTTCGTGCATAAGAAATTTAAGTGGAAGATTACGCAGGGTATGTTGACAACGTGGCAGAATGTGGATATAATGTCGCCTGTGTGTGAAAGTTGCTGGTATTTCAATTCTGGCAAACGTATTAAAAAATACAAATTTAGCAAACGTATCAAGAATCATAACTTCTATCTAAGGAAATGACATGGATAAGCAACAAGCAAGTAAGGAATTGGCAGCATTGGTTATTGCAGCATACGAAGCTCTAGGAGCAGCAGAAACCTTTGCTATTGAACATGAGTTAAACTTTAGCTTTGCGCCTACTCGCGGAATGGGTGGGTATTTCGATCCAGAAAGTATTGGCCGAGAGTGTTATGACAGCGGGGAAGTTTTGAACGGCTGGAATCCTAGCAGCCGTGGTTGCTAATTAAATTGGAGAATAGAATGGAAATGCTTATTGGTGGTTACACGCTGGACGAACTGAAGAAAGTGCAAACTGCTGTCCGTAAGGATGCTAGCGCCGTTATTTCGGATGCTATTGACAAGGCTACAAAGGCTTTGGAAGAAATTCTTAAATATGAGGATATTGACGATGACATAGATATGAATGAGCTTCAGACAGAAATTAACTTCTTTGCTAAAATGGCAGAAGAAAATCTGAAGCTGGCAAAGGTTGTCTCGGATATCAGTGGTGTGGAGTACTATCTCCCGTATTCGTCAGATTACGGCAGCGACGGCTTCTATTATCGTCTGGAAAGTACTGACCTGTACAACATTGACTCTGTGAGCGATGCTATGAGTGTTCTGGAAGATATGGAATATCAGAGCCGTCAGTGGAATCAATCGAACTGCTAATCAACTAACACACAAAAAGGAAATAAAATGGCAACTAAGAAAAATACTGAAGCGCTGGACTTCGATCTGGCAGTGTTTAAGAAACAAAAAGAGCAGCTTGCGCGTGTCGCCAGCACTGAAGTGGCAAACAAAGTAACAGAGATTAAAATTCTGATTGACCAGATTAAGGAGCTTGTGTCGCTGTCAGGAATCACTCTCAACCTGAAGAACGAGTTGGCATATGCTATTGAGTGCGTGGATGAACTCCATCCTGATTGGAACTCTTCGTCTTACGATTGCTAAGGAATAATATGCTCGTACTACTCGGCTCAAGGGCGTTAGCCTTCTATTGTGACATTGGTCGCACTCCTATGGACACAGACTTGCTTGGCACATACGATGATTGCACAGCCTACATCAAGGAGCTTGGTAAGCGCGAGCGTATTGTTGCCAATTATCCGGCTGACGGGGGTAAGAAGATTATCGTCAAGACGGATAAGGGTATTTATGAGTTTGAGGTGTGTTGGCCTGACAGTTGCAGTGAGGCTTTGCTCGATATTGTTAGCAGTAGCTCGGATACTTTCGTCAGTGATTGGGAGGAAGAGGTTGTCGTCCCGAGTTATGACATCCTCTACATGCTAAAAATGTCTCATCGCTACCGCAAGGACAGCCCCCATTTCCTCAAAACAATTCGGGATATCCAACTCATGCGTAAGCTTGGTGCCAAGATGCCTGTTCAGTATTCTGAGTGGTTCAAGTTACGTGAAAAGAACACTTATCGGAACAATCTTCCTAAGCTCAATCAGAGTAAGAAGGATTTCTTCGACAACAGCGCTTCTATTTACACCCTCGATCATGACAGTATTCACGAAGCTGTGAAGCATCTGGAGCGTCCTGCTTATGAGTATTTCAAACCAGATGCGGCTGAGGTAATGACTAGCAAATCTATGTTCTTTGCAACATCTTATGAGGTGAGGTTGTATGCAGCACTCGAAGAAGTTATGGTATTATCTATCGAGCGATCTATTCACCCTTTCAATCTTACAGGGGAGAAGTTGCGCTGGGCATTCGATATGGCGCACATGAAGCTTGCTACGTCTATTAGCTCTGGTTGGTTCAGGGAGTTTGTGTGGGAGAATTATGATGAGGTGCAAGGGATGTACTCTGAGCACTATGTGAATAACTTTTATCGGGCGCTTGGCGCTGGTGAGATTAAACCGTTTGAGGGGTAAGTATGAATCACTACGATCCAACCCAGTACCAAGGGACAGACTCAGAAGGGGATTGGGTATTGGTAAGTCGTTTGTCAAAAGAAGAATTGCAACAGAATCTTTGCATGGCTATGCACGCACTTGAACGTGTTGAAAATAGTATGGCAGCTATCTCTGGTGTAATTGAAGATTGGCGCGATGACACTCTAAAACCTGAATCGGAGGAATAATATGGGCGTAGACACTCGCGCATGCTGCATGTTTGGAATTGCATTTGATTCTATGGATGCTGCAATGAATCATCTTCTGGCTCGTGGAGTTATCACAGAAGAACAAGCCGCTGACTTTGTAGACGATGGCGAAATTTGGGGCCTTTACGTAGAGTGGCAACTTGAAAGCTGCTATTCGGGATCAAATGGTGTCCTAGGGTGCCACATAAAGAATGTTGATCTTGTAAAGCTTGAACAAATCATTGCAAACGTTCAGGCAGAACTTGGTAATGACAATCTTAAGCTGCATAACTTTGTGTATTGGTATTGATATGAAAACATTTAGTATTAGTAAGTGGTTCCACGTAGAAGCTGAAAATTCAGAAGAGGCTTGGGCTATTGCTGTGGAGATTGGTGAGGTTGTTGAAGAGTTTGGCAGCTATCTCTGCACCGACAGTGGCGATATTGACGTAGAAGAGGTGGAGGAATGACTAAGATTTATGCAATACGCAACAAAGACGGAGAGTTCCAATCTTTCAATGGTAAAGTAGCTTGGCTCAACAGGGCTGGTGCTAAGAGTTCTTGGAATGCTGTCACCAATCGCTATAAGCGGGGTGGGGGCATTATCAAATGGGATGATCAAACTCTGTATGAGATTGTTGAGCTTACCGAGATTGTTCACATGTATGAGGACTTGTGCAAATGAAAATGTTCACTGCAACGTATCGGGTAGTTATTGCAGCAGAAGATGTGGATGAAGCAGCGTTGATGGCTGATGATATAGAATGTGAGATGTTAGGTATAAATTACGTGCAACAAGTTTACAGCGACCCGTATATTGAGGAATTGAAATGATCAGTGCAAAATTGATTGCTGTAACAAAACCAGTTGTAGAAGGTATTGAAGACGCTAAAGAGCTTATTGCCTATTGCGCTCGTGTATCCAACCCAGCTAACCAGATGAACATGGCTACGGCTGACAAACTTCTAGCCTATCTTAAGAAGAACCGTCACTGGAGTCCTCTGGAGATGGCTAATGCTGTTGTGGAAGTAAACTCCCCGCGTGACATTGCACGGCAACTACTGCGGCACGGAAGCTTTAAGTTTCAAGAGTTTAGCCAGCGTTATGCTGATGTCACTATGTTGGAGGAAGCCTTCTGCATCCGTGAGCTTCGTATGCAAGATACTAAGAACCGTCAGAATAGCGTACACACTGATGACGAAGAATTGGCTAAGTGGTGGCACGATGAGCAAGAGAAGCTTCTGGCACGAGTGAAGACGCTATACTCTCAGGCTCTCAACAAAGGTATTGCTAAGGAAGTTGCTCGGGTTGTGCTGCCAGAAGGTATGACCATGAGCCGTGTGTATGTGAATGGTACTATCCGAAGCTGGGTGCATTACCTTGAAGTACGTCTGGAGGAAGGTGTCACACAGTGGGAGCATGTGATGCTGGCGAGGATTATTGCTGAGGCTGTGAATGCTGCATTCCCTTGCGTAGAAGAAAGCTGGAAAGCTGTTGACAACGCTCAACAACCAGCGTAAGATGTACTTTATCCAAACAAATTAGGAAACCTGCAAAGCAGGCTCCTTTCAACGAAAGGAAACACAATGAGTCTATATCAAGTAAATGTTGTCAAACTGTATGGCCCCCAAGACGGAGTAATCACTTTGCAAGAGGATGGCGATGGTCTTGGCATGGTGCATGTAAGTTCTTCGGGGGAGTATTACGGCAAATTTGAATTCAACATGGAGCCTGACGAGGCTATTGTACTCGCCAACGCTATTATCCAGCAGGCCAATTATCTGAAAGGGAAATAAAATGATTGCAATTCTGATTATCTTGTTGGTGTGGATGCTCTTTGGTGTGCTAGGTCTGACACTGAGCTACCACAATAAAAACTCTCCGTTCTACGGCCATCTGAAGCTTGATACAGTTGTCATTGGATTGCTCTGTGGCGTAGGCTGCTTGCTGGCTGAATTGCTTGATATGGCATCCGATTCAGATGTTGTTCTTTTTAAAAGGAAAGAGAAATGATGCTTACCCTTATTATCCTCGCATGGCTGCTGTCAGGCTTTGCAGGAGCAGGCGTCTGGTTTTTCTGTGTGCGAGTTTTCCAGTATGACGAAAGTATGAGTCTCTGTACAGTTGCACTAAACGGTATCCTTGGGCCTGTTAGTTTGGTCTTGGGGCTTTATATAGCCTTTCTAGACTTCTTTCTGTACCACTACAAAGGTTGCGGTAAAGCTATCTTCAAAAAGGAAGTAAAATGAACAACTACAACACTATGGCAAGCATCATCCAATCTTCCATCTCCGTGCGAGCATGGGCTATCACTAAGGAACAGGTGTTCCACAGCTTCTACAAAGAGCATGGGCGTGTGAAAGAGGCTCGCAAGAGTAAGGAGGAGCTTAAGGTGCTGCACAAGCTGCAAACACAGGATAAACGTGTGCTGAGTGTGATTCGTGAAGTAGCTCGTCAAAATGACTTGTAGTACTAATTATGTAATAGGTAAGAACCCTTGTCCTAAATGCCGTAAAGCTGGTAACGATCACAAGGGCGACAACTTCACATTCTACGGGCAGGGTAAAGGTGGGTTTTGCTTCAGTTGCAATTACGTGCTACCTTCCGACGAGCGCAAAGCTGAACTTGGGTGGAATGAGGATAACAATGACGAAGAGGAATATGTGAGCACACGAGAAAAGATTACACCTGAAGAAAACGAACGTATCAAGAGTTACACAGGATCGGACGGAAAGGGGTATCGTGGCATTAAAACTGCTACGAATATCTTTTTCGGCGTTCGCTATGAGTATGACGAAACAACTGGCGAGCCAATTAAGCAGTATATTCCAACGACTGTAGGTGGGGAACTGGCTGGGTATCGCACTCGCCGCTTCCCGAAAGACTTCGGTGGGCCTATTGGTCAAGTAGGTAAAGAGTGCGACATGATTTTTCAGTTCCGCTTTAAGACTCACAGCAACACTGTAATCATCAGTGGTGGCGAGACTAAGGCTCTGAACACTTACCAGATGATTTATGATAATCAGGTTAAGCGTGATAAGCTTGACTATGAGACTACTGCTGTAGTGTGCTCTACGTTGGGTGAGAGCGGCGCGGCAAAGCAAGTGGCAGCACAGTATGAGTTCTTCGATCAGTTTAAGAAGATCATTATCTGCATGGACCAAGACAAAGCTGGTGAGGAGGCTACAGCAGCGTTAGTTAAAGCACTCCCTAAAGGTAAAGTTTGGATTATGAAGATGCGCCACAAGGATGCTGATATCTACGTTGAGAAGGGTCACGAGAAGGAATTCATTAGTGACTTCCTTAATACTAAGAAGTATGTTCCTCATGGGATTACTGCGTCTACAGACATAGATCAGAAGATGGAAGAGTTTCTGATGAAGCCTCGCCTCAGCCTTCCGGCATACCTGCACAAGTTGCAGAAAAAGCTGCGAGGTGGTTTGCCTGTCTGCATCTTCAATATCCTTTCGGCTTCTGGTACAGGTAAGAGTACCCACGTTGACGCAATGACGCTACACTGGATTCTTAATGAAGATCGCACTGTGGGGATTATTCCAATGGAGACTTGCGAGGGTGAGTATGGTGTCAATCTGCTATCGTCCTTTGCAGAAGTTAAAATTAACCTGTTTGAGTCCGTAGAAGAGCGTCTAAACTTCATCCGTGATGACGATATTGTGGCGCTTAAGCAGAAGCTGTTTTACCATGAGGATGGTAGCCCGCGTTTCTACATTCTGGATGCTGAGGCTGAATCTCTGCAAAGTCGTGTGGAATATTTGATTGTCAGTCTTGGTTGCAAGATCATTATCATTGACCCTATTCAGGATGTCTTTGATATGCTTGGTGAAGATGAGCAGGCTAAGTTCATGGGCTGGATGAAGGGCTGGATGAAGAAAGGTATCACGTTCGTTAATGTGAACCATGCCCGTAAAAATGGTGGCGGCACTAAAGCTAACAGTAAGGGTGCTGAGCTTTCCGAAGAGGATATGATGGGTTCTTCCACCATCTTCAAGAGTGGCGGTATCAACCTTATCTTGATGCGTAACAAGGACGCTGAAAGCGAGGAAGAGAAGAACACCACTATCATGAAGCTCTCTAAGGCCCGTGGAGTAGGCGACACGGGTATGGTGGGTAAATACTACTACGAGATGGCTAAACACAAGCTGTGGGACTTGGACGACTATCTTGCAGAGAATCCTGCACAATTTTAAATAGTCCTTGCGGAGCCTCAACAACTCCGCTATAATTCTTACACAGTAACCAAACAAGGAAAACAAGATGAATCTCCGAGACGCAATTGCAATTGAAACCTTGAAGATACTTATGAGTAGCACTGAAGCAGAACAAGGCACACATAACATGGACGGCTCTGAAGAAGAAGCCGAAGAATGTGCAGACTTTTATGACAACATGGCACGTGGAGCATACTTAATGGCGGACGCTATGATACGTGTACGGGAGGAAGCGAAATGAAAATTCAATACTGGTGTTCCATCGGCTTCGGCCCAAAAATTGTTGCCGAGTTTGATACTTACGAAGACTTTGGCATACCTGACGAAGATTGGAATGAGATGTCTGACGAAGAGAAAGAAGATGGCTTGGAAGACTGGGCTATGCAACATGTATCTTACGGAATTAAGGAACTCTGATGCCAACCGTAACCATAGGGTCAACATTTGGGCAAGCTCTTTGCAAGCACTTTGGACTACCTCTAGACCAAGTGTCGCAACATCTCACAGTCAACGCTGGGGCAGGCGAAATATTCGGAGTGACGCTGGACATTGCACTCACAGGTGATGACGTTATGCATATTGGACTTATTATGAAGGAAGCAAAATGACACTTAAACAAACTCGACAACAAATTCTCCTTAACCGTAAAATACTGTCTACCATGTACGCAACACTTGCAGATGTTAAAGCTGACAAGCGTCATTGGGACTATGTAGGTAACATCGAGGCAGAATACGCTGCACACAATTACCTGAAATGGCTTCGTAAGCAAATCGCCTCTCTTGTGGTACTTCAGAAGGCTTTGAAGGCTGACTTGGCTTGGACTCTGGCTATCGACGCGGCTAGCCGGGCATGAGCAATTCCCGCATCAAGCTCCTCTCAGGCGGGTTCTTTGACTTCATTGACATTGAAAACAGCACGTACACTGTTGAGGACATAGCACACAACCTTAGCCACATCTGCCGCTACACAGGTGCTGTAGAACAATTTTACAGCGTAGCACAGCATAGTGTTATTGTAAGTCACTGTGTACCTCCAGAACACGCTTTGAGCGGCTTGATGCATGATGCTAGCGAAGCATTCATGTCCGACCTTAATAGCCCTCTGAAGGCGCTCATGAAGCCCTATAAGGCTCTGGAAAAGAAAGTCGAGAAGGAAATCTTCGGACGGCTTAATCTACCCTTTCCTATGAAGAGCAGTGTTAAGGTGGCAGATGTGGCTGTATTCATGGCTGAGAATCGTGACCTGCGGGGCATTCACTCAGAGGTGGGAGATATTGAAGCTTACGATAAGCGGATTGTCCCTTGGACAGCAGCTAAGTCTAAGAAGGAATTCCTTAAACGTTATAACGAATTGACGGAGAAAAAATAATGGTAGCTATTTTTGCATTTTTTGTGTGCTGCGCGTACAATGCGCCTTGGTACATCTTCCTGTTAGGCTTCATGTGCCTGCTGATGGATAGTAATTGATATGAATATTTGGCAATCTGTGGAGTGCGATGCTTGGTCGAGAAACTTCAACTACGAGGATTATCTATATTTTCATATGAAGTCGGGTGACCTTGGTAGGGTGTTCACACGACAGGGCTATGAAGCTTTCTGCGAGTTAATCAACTCTGAAATGGAAAGGGACATGAATGAAGCTTTTCTTTAAAGCGAAAGATGGCGGTCCCGAGTCTAAAGTGACAGGGTATTGGCTCATTGAGAGTAAGCGCTTCTTTTCAATCGCCCTGCTCCGCTTCGACAAAGGTAGCCGCGAGGCTTTCCATACGCATGCGTTCAATGCTGTGAGTTGGGTGTTGTGGGGTGGCTTGAAAGAGCATGTCCTTAATCTGCCACTTAAACTGTTTGCGTATGGCCCGAGTCTTAAGCCTATTATCACACCTCGTGACCGCTTCCATCGTGTGTTCGGTATGGCAGACGTAACATGGGCACTAACCTTTCGCGGCCCTTGGGACGCAACTTGGAAAGAATGGCTCCCTGCTGAGGATAAGGAAATTACATTGACGAATGGGAGGGTGGTTGTATGACTAAACATGTAATCTACGAAGAATTAGAGGAAAGTGATTGGATTTGCGCCCTCGAAGATAAAACTGTTGAAGAGGCTATTCAGTGGCTTAGTGACTACCAGCGCGACTACGTGCTAGAGGTAGACTACAATTGGGACAGTAAGGATGGTAAAATCACAGTAGCTCGTATGGAGACAGACGAAGAAGAACACGCTCGTGAGAACGCAGCAGCTATAGCGGAAGCTAAGAAGCTTGCTGATAAGGCTGTGCAAGAGAAAGCTATGGCTGCATACGAAGAGAGCCTTCTGCAAAGCAAAGTGGCAATGGACGTTGCTGTGTGGGCTTACCTAGAGAAACACAAAGATAATCCTCGTAAGGGTGACTTGGGCAACCTTTATCGTGCTAAGATTAACCTTGAACAAGCAGGTCATGGGCCGGGAAGTATTGCTGCCAAGGGTATTGAGGAATGCATGGAGAGGCTTGAAAATGGCACCTGAATGCATGTTGGATAAAGCTTGGCAAGCTGCTGTAGCTTATCATGGCGATCAAATGTACGGAGGTAGGCCGTATGCTTGGCATCTTGTACAAGTGGCAAACAGTTTGGATGCTTACAGTGCTGAGCATATTGCCGTGGCATATTTGCATGACATCCTAGAGGACACTGCGTACACTGAGGAAGATTTGCGCATGACGTTTCCACAAGATGTGGCCGATGCTGTGGTGGCTATGACGAAGGTGGATGGCGAGGAGTACGGAGATTACATTCAAAAAGTGATTGATAACGATATTGCCCATGTTGTCAAGATGTACGATACTATCTGCAACCTGCAAGAGAGTTTGAATACACAACAGTGGCGAAGAGTGCTGAAGTATTCAAGTCAATTGGCAATGCTGGCTAGACATAAATAGGAGAGCTATGCGTGTAGTTTTTGATAATGAAACGAACGGATTTTTGGATCACACAAGTATCGACTACACTGCAAGTCCCTATAAGTTGTTGGGTTCTTATAAACTGCATTGTATCGCTGCTAAGGACATTGACACGGGCGAGATTTACACATTTGTGCAAGGGGAGTGCTACACAAAGTTTGTAGAGTGGAGCAAGAAAGTGACTATGTTCATTGGTCACAATATCATTAACTTTGACATGCTAGTTCTCAAGTTGGCTCTTGGTTTGAATTACACAATCGGAGATATTGACACGTTTGATGGCCGTCCTGTTGTGATCTTCGATACGATGATTGCTAGCAAAGTATTGAATCCAGACCGTTACGGTGGTCATTCTATTGAAGCTTGGGGCAAGACTCTCGGCCTTGAGAAAATTGACTGGCGCAGCAAAGCTATCGAAATCGGTCTTATCCAAGCTAACGATCCTGACGGAGCAGAGTTTCAGACGTATCACCCTGAGATGCTTGTATACAATATTCGTGACGTAGAAGTGAATCACAAAGTGTACAATGCGTTGCTTAAAGAGTGGGGCGACTGGCCTTGGCAAGATGCTTTTAAGCTTGAGCAGAAGGTAGCAGAGATTATCACTCGCCAACAGCACCGTGGATTCTGGTACGATAAGAAGCTTGCTGAAGAGTGTGTGCGAGATTTGGATATTAAGATGGAAGAGATTCGCAATATTGTGGAACCTCTTATTCCTCCGCGTCCTCTTGCTAAGACTAAGCAGGCGTTGTACACTCCGACGAAAACGCAGTTTCTTAAATCGGGAGTGCCTAACACGCACATTAAGAACTTCATCGCCAAACATGGAGGTGTGCTAGAGAAGCGAGATGGCAGCTATTTTACAACGCTGTTTGGCAAGGAACACAAACTGCCAATTCCTTGTGAGCCTCTGGTTGCCACAGAACCGGGAAAGCTGAGCAGCAGCGCTGGGGATAGTGCCCACATCAAGGGCTGGCTTATGACGGAGTTTAAGTGGAACCCTTCGCAATACAAGGAGCGAGACTTAACCTGTGATAGTAAGAAAAAGAAAATTAGTCAAGAGAAGTTTGAAGCTGCTGTAGAGAAGTATGTAGAACAAACGTTGGCTTCGCCCTTCTGTCATGATCGTTGCTACGAATTAGAAGTGAAGCCTCACAGATTACGGGATAAGTTGCTTAATCATGACATCAAGCGACCTCTTAAAGTGTACACTAACCCTACGCTCACTGTTGGGCAGGAGAAGGAAATTGACCCTAATCTTTTGGCTATTGCAGATAAGTTTCCTCATGCAAAGCTTGTGTCTGATTACTTCACCTATACTCACCGTAGGAACAGCATTCTTGGCGGTGGTGTGGACCCTGACGATGATGAGGAGGAACCAGAGAAAGGCTTCTTGAGTGAGCCACGGCTTGAGCTAGACGGACGTATTCCTACTCCTGCTGGCACTTGTGACGCGGCAACAAGTCGCATGAAACATCGCAGAGTAGCCAACATAAGTAGAACTAGCAGTTTGTACGGTAAGCAAATGCGCTCGCAGTTTGGAGTAGATTTGGAGGATGGCTTTCTGCAAATGGCTTTCGACTTTGACAGCTTGGAAGCTAAGATGGAAACTCATGCTGTATTCAAGTATCCGGGTGGGCCTGAGTATGGTGTGAGTCTTACGGCTGAGAAGCCTAACGATTGTCACTCAGTATTGGCACGAGCTATTACAGAGATGTTGGGACGAGAGTTTCCCCGGCAGTCTGCTAAGCCTGTCAAGTACGGTTGCAGTTATAATGCACAGCCTAAGCGTGTAGCAAAGACAGTGGGCTGCTCTCTGGAGGATGGTAACGTTATTTTCGATGCATTCTGGCTGCAAGCTGCACCTCTGAAGTTGCTCAAAGAAGCTATGCAGAAGTATTGGGAAGGACCGGGACAGAAGAAATTCATCCCAGCTATTGACAAGCGTAAGCTGCCAATCCGTTCCAAGGGTAACGTGATTAACAGTTATCTACAAAGTGCTGGTGTTATATGTGCTAAACGTGCTATGGTGATGCATGATAAGATGTTGGAAGATGAAGGTCTGTTAGTAGACTTCTTTGCAGACGATTGGAAGAACAAAGATTTCTGTCAACAGATGATCGCGTATCATGATGAGGCTCAGTACGAAGTTAGGCGCACGGCTGTGACGTTCAAAACGTTTATGATTGGTGATGACGAGAAGGCTGCGGAAAAGGCTGCGAAGGCTTTTAAGGCTGTTCAGACCGATAAAGTATGGTCTGACGTAGGCCACACAGATAAAATGTATTACGTGGCTTACAACCGCGCTGGAGAGCTTGCAACAGAGGCTGTGCGTATGTCGGGAGAGTATTACAACTTGAACGTGGAGCTTACAGCAGGCTACATGATCGGCACTAACTGGGCAACTTGTCACTAGGAGAAGAGATGGAAAAAGACTACGCATGGAATGGATATCGCTGGCAGCGCATTCCTAATGAAGCATACACGGAGGATTACAATGATTAAAACTAACACAAAACAAATGATTGACGTAGGCGACTTCAACACTCTTGTAGAGAAAACCTACGGACGCCCTTACAACTTCCAGCAACAAGATGGTTGCAAGGAGCGTCAGAATGTTAACATCACTGTACCAGAGGGTGCATACGATTTTGAGAATGACACCATTCCAGAAGAAGTTAATGGCGAGGAAATGGGCGTAAGCTTTGCAGCGTGGCTTGCTCGTGATCCTCAAGAATGGAGTGGGAAAGAAGGTTCAAAAAGTTTTATGCGCTCCTTATTCTGGGAACGCAATTTCTACCCAGATGTGCAAATGGTTGTCAACGACTTGCACGCTAAAGGGTTGTTCCCGGCTGGCGAGTATGTTATTAACATTGATTGGTGATATATGAAAGTTAAAGAATTAATAGCAGCCCTACAACTCTGCGACCAAGAATTAGAAGTGTACAGCTATTGCGATCACGGACAAAGCCCCGAGAAGGCTGATGTCCCAAGCATGATTTACACCACTGAGGATGCATTCTGCTTGTGGGACGAATACTCTCATGACGCTGATGACGCAGATGAGTATGGATACACTCATAAGGCTATCATGCTATGACTAACACACGAGTACAAGGGTATCGAGATTACTACGATGGCATCTACGATTGCCCATATAGCCATGAAACAGAGCACGAACTCTGGAGTGATTGGTGTGACGGCCAAATGGAAGCTGAGTGCGAGGACGAAGGTAAATGACAGAAATGCTCCTAACAGATGCAGAAGTGTTGCTTGTCCTTATGGACAGGAAGCGCTGTGCGGACATACTATTTATTACTGAAATGCGTAAAACCTGCCAGCACGATTGGGCTTACATCGGGCATGGGCATAGCGATGATATGTACGAATGCAGCCTTTGTGGTGAAACTAAGTGGGAGTGAATGATGACTGACTACAGTGTGTTAGAAATTTGGCATAACCCAAAAACTATCGAACAAGCTTTAAGTATCGCACGGGACAGTATAAGGTTCTCCCGCGTAAAAGAATCTTACTTCACAAATTATGCTACATTTGAGCCACATGTGTGGGTCGTGGATGCTATTTGTTGTGCCCTCTCTGGTCAATATTATATCCTTGAAGACTCATGATGACTGACGAATTTGACATGTTTTTAGCAGTACAACGAGAAGAGGTTAGTTATTATGCTTTTCAGAAGTGGATGACAGAGCAGAGGGAAAATGTTGACGAAGAACTCTGGCAGCGCATCTACGACCAAGGATACGGCGACGGCAGTACCCAGTCTTGGGAAGACGCCTATGTAGCTGCTAAAGAAGAACTGGGCGTATAGATGGGACGCCGCAAACGCTCTGAACGCCTAGATTGCAAGCCACCCAGCAGGCGTGCTAAGGCTAAGTGGGCCAAGCTCATCAAGCTCTGCACGCAGATTGTTATTACGTGGCCTAGCAATAGCGTCACACAGAAAAGCCCTCTTGTGCAGATTGTATGGCCTGTGGTGGCTGGTGCAGTGTTAGAGCGTCCAGAAGATTGGCCCATAAGTAAGGGGTTTGTCAAGACAGACACAACATTTACAGCTAAATATAATTGTGAAACTCTGCTTGATTGGTTTTACGCTAGGCGCTATATAGACTACAATGCCGACTCTTTGATGAAGCAGAGGGCAAGCTTTATGGGTAAGATGAGCACCACCGAATATTGGGCAGAACAGTTTCTTAGATATGGAGATGACATTGGAAGTGACAGCTAAAGATAAAATTTGGGCTGAGGGTTATGCAGCCTACGAAAACGAGGAAGATTGTGCTGTGAATCCTTATGATAAATATTTAACGCCTGCACAATATGAAATTTGGGAAGATGGATGGTATGACGCCTTCAATGAGGAATTTCCTGAAGTGAAACACTATGAGTAACGTAAAGCACTTCCAAGAAAACACAACCGGCATTGACTACGTTGTGGGGGATATTCATGGCTGCTTTGAGGTTTTAGAAGAAACTCTATGTCATCTAAATTTCAACCCCACTGTAGACCGACTATTCTCTGTAGGAGACTTAGTTGACCGTGGCCCAGCATCCGAAGATAGCTTGGATTGGCTTGCTAAGCCTTGGTTCCATGCTGTACGGGGCAATCATGAGCAGATGGCTATCGACCTCCAAACTTATGGTGAAGACATGTACGCTCGGCATAATGGTATGGGTTGGATATTGGATATGCCGAAGAGCCATCAGAAGCTCTATGCAGAGTGCTTCAAAGACTTACCATTGGCTATTGACATCACTGTGGGTGATAAGAAGTATGGTATTGTGCATGCTGATGTACCTGTTGGAGATTGGGACGATATTGAAGCTGCTCTCGATGGGCACAATGCAGACGGATATGCTAACCTTGCTATGTGGGGTAGGGATAGAATTAACTACAAGGATAAAAGCATTATTAAGAACGTAGAAGTTGTTTATGTGGGACATACACCACTAAAGGAAGTGACACCTCTTGGTAATGTTCTGTTTATTGACACGGGAGCTTGCTTTAAGGGTGCTCTCACTGTGATGAGGATGTATTGATGACGTACGAAGATGTTTACGAACAAATTAGGGCAGGGGATATGAGTTTTAAGGAATTTGAACAGTGGGCCATAAACTCCCATACTGAGTCTTTTGATGAGGGTTATCAAGAAGCGATTGACGATGAGCGGAGCAACTACTAATGAGCTATATGGCACAACTAATGATTGCATGGGCAATGTTTGTGGATTGGTTTAAAGAGACTTTTGGAAGTGGTGTGAATTTTCCTACGGAGCGTGACAAATGATTAGCCTACTGTGTGTGATGGTGAGTATGTTTGTAGTTGGCTTGTGCATGTATCAGGGGAGCTACGGATATGCTGCATTTAATTTTACAGCAGCAGTCCTCAACGCCTATTTTGTTTTAGAAAAGATGGGAATCTTTGCTTGACAGGAGGAAACAACTTCTGTATAATACTCATTACATTGTCCCGGTAGCATAATTGGTGAATGCAGCGAACTCATAATTCGTTGATTACAGGTTCAAGTCCTGTTCGGGATACCAAAGAATTACAGTAGCATAGTAATGGCTCAGCTACGCTGAGAGTCCTTACGGACAAAGCCTGTGTGGGCATTCACACATATTATATTTTAAACAAAAGGAAATACAATGGCATCATTTGCACCAAAAAGTAATCGTCCAGCCCAATCCGAGAATACGGATAGCAAGCCTTTCGTAGCAATCATTCCAGAAGACGGCTTACAAGTTGTCCAGATTGGTCTGCTGGCATATCTAGGGGAGCACAAAAAGCATCCTAAGTTTGCCTCTACAAACGGTAAGCGTGAGCAGGACGAGAATGGTGAAGATAAGATTCTGTGGCCTAAAGAAGGTAAAGACACCGAGCAACGTGTTGGTGTGTATGTAGACCTCCTGTCTCAAACTCATGACTTCGGTGAGGACATCGGTGTTAAAAACATCCGTCTGCCTCTGCACCAAGTAAGCCGTGGTATGAGTGAGGGTGTTAATTTCACTACCGTAGCTCCTCGCACTCCTGATGGTGACTACATCAAGGGTAAGCCTTGGCTGCTGGCTAGCACGAGTAATTTGTACAAGATTGCTGGCGTTACTCAGATTGACAAGGAAACTAAAGTGTCGGATGTCATCTTCAAAGCTGACTACAAGAATAAAGACTTGAACAATATTAACCTGCTGCTGGGTAAGCCGTTCATGTTTAATCTTGATGTTAAGGTTGAGAAAAAGGAAGATAACACTTACGTCAACACTAAGCTGAAAAGCCCTGTACCAATGATGAAAGGTATGGCAGCACCTGATGCCCTGTCCCCTGCTATCAGCATCACCTTTGATGATGAGGACTTGCTGGAAGAACGTGAGGACTTGGGTGGTGTGGCTAAGATTGATCTGCTGCGTGTAGCTGATCTGCGTCGTATTGTGCTGGCAACGGATTATGCTGGCACTAAGATGCAAGAGGCTATTCAGGAGCGCTTTGATGAGGATGAACTTATCAAAAAGGCTAAGGAGATTGATGCGAAGATTATCGAGACGGATAAAGACCTGATTGAGATTCGTGCTAAGTTCCCTAATGGCCCTGATGGTGGTGAAGCCCCTGCCCCTGTTAAAGCAGAAGGTGCTAAACCTAAAACTCCAATCAAGCCTAAGCCTCCTGCGGAAGGTGGCGCTGAGCCAGAGAGTCCATTCTAAATTGTAATTAACAGCCCTGCATCCTAACGGGTGTGGGGTTTTTCTGTTTTGTTTAAGGATTATATGACCGTAGCTAACCAGCACGAAAAAGAGATTAACAAGATTTTGGCAGCAGGCTCTCACTTCAAACCGAAGGGTGCATTCATTGCCGGAGGAGCGCTCACTAGCGCCTTCACTAACCAACCTATTAACGATGTAGATTACTACTTCAAAACTAAAGAAGCTTTCATGGATGCTGTGTCCGAGGCTTACTCTGAGATGATGTGGTGTGTGGCTGCGACAGATCGCGCTGTAACATTCGTATACCATGATCACATTATCCAGCTTATGCTGTTTGACTTCTTCCCAGAAGCTAAAGACATCTTCAATGCATTCGATTACACCATCTGCATGGCTGCATACGACTTGGATAGCGAAGAGCTTATCTTTCACAACGATTTCCTGAAGCATGCCTCACAGCGTCATCTGAGCTTCCATAGTGGCACTCGCTATCCTTATGGCTCGTTGCTGCGCGTACTCAAGTACCAGAGTCGTGGCTATAGCATCGGCAAGGGCGATTTGCTGCGTATTGCACTCTGCTGCGCTCAAGTGGAGATTAACTCTTGGGATGACCTCGCAGCAGCTATTGGTGGGCAGTATGGCGAGAAGGCTAAGATTGATACCGATGTTCCATTCTCTATGGAAGCTGCTATTAAACTTTACGAAGAGTCTCCTGAGATTACTGTGCAAGGTAACACAGAGGCTATGCCCGGTAGTGCTGGCGAGTTGCTGTACAAGCTCAAGCTTATCGAAGAAGATAAACAGGAAGATTATGACTGGTGATAAAGTAACAGTCGGAAGTGTGTTTGATACGAAGTCGTTTGGGCAGTGTATAGTGACTGAGTATGTGAATGCCAACAAGGTGTATGTGAAGTTTATTAACACAGGTGGTGAACGGTATACAACAACCGGCAATCTTAAGAGGGGTTTAGTCAAAGATTACCTCACTCCTGTTGTGTGTGGTGTCGGGTTTATTGGTAATGGTAAATATCCTTGCAGAGTTGGTGGAAAAGTAACAAAGGAGTATTCTCACTGGTCTGCTATGCTGCAACGTGTATATGAACCAGATGGAGTTACCGCATATGAAGATGTATCTGTTGCGGAGTGTTGGCGCAATTTCCAAGGGTTTGCACACTGGTGTCAATCTCAGAAGGGATTTTCAGAAGGTTGCTTTAATCTGGACAAGGATTTACTTAAAAAGGGTAATAGAGTTTACAGCCCAGATCATTGTTGTTTCATACCATACCATGTCAACACTGCGATAACAGGGATGAAGTGTTTTAACACCTCCGGTGAGACTGGTGTGTACAAATCAAAAACTGGAATGTTTTGTGCCGAGATTACGATGAACGGTAGTAAGGTTCATTTAGGGTCTTTCAAGACAAAAGAACAGGCTTCATTTGCTTACAAAAATGCTAAAGAATCTTACGTCCAATCTTTAGCAGAGGTCTATAAAGAACGTGTAGCGGAAAACGTTTACAATGCTATAAAGAACTGGAGAGTAAATGACAACAGTATTATTTGATTATGATCCCATCCTTTATGCCGCTGGTAGCGTAGGTGAGACTCGCACAGTAAAAATCGTCCACCGTCAATCAGGGGACGAGTACGAATTTGACAACCGCACAGTATTTTGGGGTCATTGGAAAGCTAAAGCTGGTGGCTGGCTAGCAGATTACAATAAGGGTGCTGATAGCCCAAGACTACCCGAAGAATTTGATGTAACTGATGTGCAAACCCCGGAGCCAATTGAGAACTGTCTTCACACTGTCAAGAGGATGATTGAAGCTACTTGTGAAACTATAGGTACAAAGAGTTACTACGGGTATTCAGGAAAGGGAAAAACATTTCGAGAAGACATCTCTACTATTCTGAAGTACAAAGGTAATCGAGATAACTCGCTTCGCCCCTTTCATTTGGATAACTTGAAAGAATACTTAACTAAACATCACAACTGCGAGATTATTACCAGAATCGAAGCGGACGATGCTTGCACTATAGACAGCTACAACGGTTGGCATGCATGGAAGAAAAGTAGAAGCGACAAGGACAAGTTAGTATTAGCCTTTCAAGATAAGGACTACTACGGGATTGCAGGGCACATTTTCAACACAAACACTCAAGAGCCTATCTGCTCTTACGATGGCTTCGGTTGGCTAGGTCTGAACGATAAAGGTGACGTTAAAGGTAGGGGGAGGTTGTGGCTACTCCATCAAGTAATGAGTTCAGATGACGCTGATAATTACGCTGCTAACAGTGCCTGCGATATGAGGTGGGGGGAAAAGTCCTCGTTCAAGCTTCTTAAGGATTGCACAACAGACAAAGAAGCATTCGAGGCAGTGGTGGCTGGATACAAAAAATTATACCCAGCTAAGAAGAAAATTGTAGGGTGGCGAGGTGACGAAATTGAGATTGATTGGTTGTATGTGCTGCAAGAAAACTTTAACTTAGCAAAGATGTTGAGGAGTGCAGAGGAACAACCAACAGATATCAAAGAGGTTCTAGACAAGTTAGGTATTGCTTATGTCAGCTAAGAAGGTTAAGGAGCCTCTTGTAAGGTGCGGAGGCACTATGACAGAATCGGCCTATCTTGCTTGGATACGCTCCGCTTTGCGTAGCAAGTCCTTACGTTGGAAGCCACGCACAACAGCTATTGAGCTTTCCAGACGAGCCTACAAAGGCCCGAACAAGCTTCAGAAGTGGGAGTGCCAATGTGCCTTATGCGGCTTGTGGTTTAAGCAGAAGGATATCGTAGTGGATCACTATCCAGTGGCAGCAGGCAGTATCAAGAGTGTCGCAGATATTGGTAACTTCGCCAATAATCTGTTCTGTGAAACTGATAATCTCCGCGTACTCTGTTCACCCTGTCACGACACACACACCCTATCGGAAAAGCTTGGCATCACTTTCTCAGAAGCTGTAGTAGAGCAAGAAATAATTGCCATCTGCAAGAAAAAACTTCCAGAAATCCTTGCGTTCGCGCAAGACTACGGATACACTAAGGAACAGTTGTCCAATCCTGAGAAACGTCGTAATGTCGTTTCCACTATATTGAAAGGAATTACATGAGTACTAAACTGCCAAACAAATTTGAATTTATTACAAGCCTTACAAAGCACACTTACAAGATGGAGAAGGTGGGTGACACTTACTACTGTTCTGCACTAGGTGTGGATGCGGACCCTGAATGGCACACTCCTTGGAAAGTACGATCTATTCAGGAAGCTTTGGCTGAGGGGCTTTGGACAATTACTAAAGACTTGGACCCGCAAGAACCTGAGTTGGTGTTCCCTTTCACGTACCGTCACAATGGCTGCGACACAGAGCACATCGTTGTAAAAGGTAGTGATGGGACATTAAAATGGATGGAAGACTACCCAACAACATGGGATGACTTGTTCTCAGAGGATCAACTGCGAGAGGATATTAAAAGGGGGGAGATTATTATCCTCTCAGTGGGAGAGCAACCCAAGCCCTCGCAGACGCGCCCAGAAGCCCCTACAAGCGTCGTAGAAACTCTTAAGGTACGAGTGGACTCTTCTGAGATTAAAGCTGCCACAGAGGCTATGAATGCCCTTGCTGCGGGTGTGGAGAATGTTAATGTCAGTTTGGAGAGTATGCAGAAACTGTTGGCAGAGATGGGGCTGGGTAATGGTGGATACGTAACTCAAGCAGCAGTTGGTGACTTTTTCGAGGTAGAATTTTAAATGGAAAATAAAAATCGTTGTGTGGTGCCCGTGGACAAAGCGGAGTTTGACACTCTTAAGCAGCAAGTTGAGGTGTTGGAACGGATAGTAAATCGTCTCAAGGGTGCGAATACAACTTACGGCGGTTGGCCCCCTAATCAGAAGTATTGGCTTGAACAGCACTACGGCCTAGATAATTCTGAAAAGAAGGTCAATATTGACTGGGCAAATCTAGGGACTACTGGAAAGGATTACAATGTTTAAACGAATCACAGAAGTGGATGAAGGCCCGTTTGAGGGGTTTGTGTACACCAATGATATGAATGATGAAGTTTATATAGAAATCTATGACGACTTGTCAGGGGCAACGTTGCGGGACGGAAGCGACTATATTATTGTTAGCAAGGAAGACTTCCCTAAAATGCTAAACGCGTTGCAATCAGCTTATGAATACATTAAGGAGCGCACTTGAACGATAACATGGAATGGCAAGTTGATGCTGTTAATCTTGCTAACACAGGTGCCCTATCATGGCGCGGGATTGCTAAGGCGCTGGGAGTCAGTAAGAGTACAGTGTCAGACTATCTGCGCAGCTATTACGGCACTCTGGCTGCTACGAATGGTGGGGATGTTAATGGGGAAGAAAAGCTTCCTACTCACTTAGTAATCTTTGACACTCAAGTACGTCCGGGGATTGATCTAGACTATCTACGTTGGATTGGCGAATACATTGTCCGCAAGAAGCCTGATGTTATTGTTATGATTGGTGACCATGCAGATATGGAAAGCCTTAGCTCTTACGACAAGGGTAAGCGTTCTGCTGAGGGTAAGCGTGTGCAGGAGGATATCAATGCTGCTATTGACGGTATGCGGGAGTTGCTTGTACCTATGTATAGCCTACAAGTAAAGCAAAAGCTTGCTGGTGAGACTGTTTACAACCCCCGTATGGTGTTAACACTAGGTAACCATGAGCAAAGGGTTGAACGCCACGTAGATGCTAATCCAGAATTGTATGGGTTCTTAAGTATTGACGACTTGCAATACAAAGAGTTTGGATGGGAAGTATATCCTTTCCTCACTCCGGTAGAAATTGATGGTGTCTACTATTGCCATTATTTCCCTAACGTGATGACTGGCAAGCCTCTGGGCGGTACAGCAGCTAATATGCTTACTAAGATTGGCACCAGCTTCACTATGGGGCACCAGCAGCTTCTGGACATCGCTGTGCGTACTCTGCAAACTACTGGGCAGCAGCAATGGGGTGTGAAGTGTGGTAGCTCCTATGTGCACGATGAAAGTTATAAGGGCGTGCAGGGTAATAAGCATTGGAGGGGGATTATGGTTAAGCATAACGTTAAAGACGGGAGCTATGATCCTCTTATGATTTCCATGGATTGGCTTAAAAAGGAATATTCAAATGTATAAAATTCACACCACAGATGTGGCTATCCGCGAAGCATTTAAGAAGTTCCATGAGAATGCTTTGGAGTTCCCAGAAGACTTTAACGAGGACTACGCTAACTATAATAGTGACCAATACTCAGAACTAGTAACTAACTATTTCTTAGAACTCTTGGAAGATGCGAGTACATAATGACTGAAAAAGACTACAACATCTGCATTGGCAGAATCCTCGCAGGGCAAGCGCTCTCTGAAGATACGGCACAGAGTTTCATTAGCGTTCTTAACGCTTTTGAGAACTTGCTTGATGAAGGTGATCAAGATGATTACTTTGGCACCGAAGGTTGGCGGCATCGTATTTGGGATTAAGTTAAATAGCCCTTGTCCTTTCCAGACACACTCTGTATAATAGCTGCTGCAAGACAACAATTAATTAACAAGGAATCACATGAGCAATAATATTCAACAAGCGTATGAGCAAATCCGTAAGTGGTACAGCATCGCTGGCCGTCTCAATCATGCCAATCACGAAGCTGCCCTTGACGGTGTGCCACACCAATTAGAACTTATTGACGAAGAGTTGAAAGAAACTTTTACAGCATTTGAAGAACAGAATGTGGCAGAACTTGTAGACGGCACTTGCGACATGTTCTTTGTAGTGTGCGGAGAGATGCTTCGTCTAGAGGCGATGGGTGTAAATATCGAGAAAGCTCTTGCACGAGTTTGTGAGAATAATATGACTAAGTACCCATTGACCCATGAACATAAGCAAAATCCCGCTCTAGCCCCAGAAGGTTGTGAAGTGGTTTTTACCGATTATGGGCATGTTGTATACAAGCGACCTCTTGATGGGAAAATCCTTAAGCCTACTAACTATACCCCTGTGAACCTTGTAGGTACATTCCCAGAAGATCTTTTTGGAACTTCTTTGGATGACAACTTCTTCTTTCAGGTTGGAGAAGATAAATAATGCGAGCCACAAGCCTCCGAGATATTTTGCTGGCCTTCCGTCCGGGGACTTTCCCTAACGAAGTTACAATGATCCACCCAGATAATGACGCTGCTATCGCCACTGTGCTAGAACAGATTGGCTATGACATCAATAAAGAGTGGGAGTACGTCCCCTCCAAACATCGTGATATGCAAGGTGTTGTAGCAATTGGTTTTATGGTGGTGGGAGAATACTCCCGAGAAGATAAGCATCGCCATTTCCTAGACGCTAATGACCGCATTATCCTTGCTGGACAAGATGATGCCTCTCTTGGTAAAGAATTGGCAGGGATGGCAGGACGTAGGAACACGTATAAGAACAATGATGAAACTGAGAACACTCGGCATAAGCCTGATGATCCTCGTTATTATTCTGATGCTCAATTACTTGACTTAGGTTTCACCACTGGCAATGAGGAAGAGTGCGACCCTTTTGAGGGGGATTACATCGAGTCTGACTGGGAGGATAATCTTCGCGCCATTAAAGTTTTAGAAGAAATCTGTGCTGCAATTCGTAAAGGAAACTAATGTCAAAACTACCGCGTATTAAAACGCCTACAGATAGTTACGTAGTACACTACCCTCAGTTCATTGAGATGGCTAACACTCAGCTTGAGAAGTGCTTTTGGACAAGTAGTGAGATTGCAATCGAAAAAGATAAGCAGGATATGCTTGTTAATATGACTGAGGCTGAGAAGCATGCTGTTACCACTGCGCTCAAGCTGTTCGTTAAATATGAAATCTTTGTTGGCACTGAGTATTGGTTGAACAAGGTATTGGTGCAATACCCTCGCCCAGAGATTCAGCGCATGGCATCTGTGTTTGGTATGATGGAGCTTGCAGTACATGCACCTTTCTATAATAAACTTAATGAAGTCTTGGGCCTTAACACTGAGGAATTTTATACTAGCTATGTCGACGATCCTATTCTTAAGGCTCGTGTTGACTTTCTGGATAGTGCTGTGGATAGTGACGATGAGCTTTTGTCCCTAGCTGCTTTTAGTATCATTGAAGGTGCTGTGTTGTTTAGTAGCTTTGCTATGTTTAAGAATTTCCAGAGCAATGGTAACAATCTTATCAGCAACACTGTTCGCGGCATCAACCAGAGTGTTATTGATGAAGGTTTGCATCAGCAAGCAGGGGCTGCACTGTTTAAGGTAGTTCTTAAAGAGAGTAAGCTTAGCGCAGAAGATAAGGCTGCACTGTTTGAGCGTATTCAGGTTGTTGCTAAAGTTATTGGTGAGCATGAAGAACGTATCAATGATATGCTGTTTGAGAAGGGTGCTCCTCGTGGTGGCTATACTCTGGAGTCAGCCAAAGCGTTTGCCCGTAGCCGAGTTAATGTGTGCCTTAGCGATTTAGGAGTTGGACCTGTGTTCCCAGTTGAGCCTAATCCCGTAGCAGACTGGTTCTACACAAGTGTGCAAGGCTACCAGCAGATTGACTTCTTCACAGGAGTTGGTCGTGAGTACCAGCGTGGCTGGAATGAGAAGAATTTTGAGTGGAAGGTAGCGGATGAGTGATAATTTGTATGAGCAACTGAGCGAAGAACGTAAGCAGGGTCAGATTGACGGCACCATTCCAGATTGGATGAGTACTAGCGGTTATCAGATGTTCAAGCAGAAGTATCTGTATGAGGCTGCTAATCCTCGTGAGCAATTTATGAGAATTGCTAAGACGGCTGCTAAACATGCGCCAGCGCAAGCCCCTATGCACACCACCGAATTCATTGGTGACGAAGAACATCGTATTGCTTATTGGACGGAGGAGTTCTTTCATGTACTCTGGAATGGCTACGTAGCATGCTCAACTCCGGTGCTCGCTAACATGGGCACTCAACGGGGTTGCCCTGTAAGCTGCGCAGGCTCTGTTGTAGATGACAGCATTGAAGGCTTCTATGATGGCTACCGTGAGATTGCTATCCTCACTAAGCAAGGCTTCGGAACTGCTACGGACTTGTCAGACATTCGCAAGCGTGGAAGTCCTATCAGTGCTGGAGGTAAGGCGTCTGGTGTGCTCCCAGTTATTAAGCACTTTGTGCAGGACATGCGCGATGTGGCACAAGGAACAGCACGCCGTGGTGCATGGGCAGGCTACCTTGACATCCAGCATGGAGATTTCTGGGAAGTTATTCAGTATCTTGAGGAGCAACCTGACGACTTGAACATTGGTTGGATTATCACTGACAAGTTTATTGCCAAGCTCCAAAAGGGTAACAAGGAAGCTATTAAGCGATACCAACGTGCCCTCAAGGCTAAGATGATTTTCGGTAAGGGGTATTTCTTCTTTATAGACAAGGTTAACCGCCAACGTCCTGAGATGTACAAAGACTTGGGGCTGATGGTTAAAGCCAGTCAGCTTTGTACAGAGATTTTCCTGCATAGCGATTTGGAGCACACCTACACTTGCGTACTGGCATGGATGAATCTTACTAAGGCTCACTTGTGGGAAAATACTGATGCTGTGTTTGTGGCTACAGTGTTCCTTGACTGCGTTGTGTCAGAGTTCTTGGAGCAAGCTCGCAACATCCGTGGCATGGAGAAGGCTGTGAGGGCCACTGAGAAGGGCCGTGCTATTGGCCTTGGTGCGGGTGGTTTCCACACTTACTTGCAGGCTAACGGATTTGAGTGGGGTGGGATTGACGCTCACTTGTTCAATGGGCGTGTCTTTAAGCACATTGATGAAGAGTCTTTGAAGGCGTCTCAGTGGCTTGCTAAAGAGCTTGGAGAGCCTGAGTGGTGTAAAGGATATGGCTTGCGCTTCACTCACCGGATGGCAGTGGCTCCTACAAAGAGCACGGCGCTTATCTACGGAGGAATTAGTGAGGGCATTAACCCAGATATTGCTATGAGCTTCACACAGCTTACAGCAGCCGGGGAAGTGGACCGTGTTAATCCTACTCTGCTTGCACTCATTAAGAGTAAAGGTCTTGACATAGAAGCTTGCATCAAAGATACTGTGCAGAGTCAGGGTAGTGTGCAGCATGTAGATTGGCTGACGGAAGATGAGAAGCGTGTGTTTAAGACGGCCTTTGAGATTAACCAGAGAGATATTCTCAGGTTGGCAGCAACCCGGCAACGCTACATCGATCAGGGGCAGTCCACCAATCTGTTCTTTGCAGGTAATGCTGATGAGAAGCTTATCTCTGAAATTCATCAGGAAGCTTTTGAGAATGAGAACATTCTTAGTTTGTATTATGTGTACAGTAGCAGAGGTGTAGTTAGTAGCAGTAGTGAGTGCGCTAGCTGTATGTAAATAGTTGTTGACAACCCTTCGGTAGCAGAGTAAAATTCTGTTATCGAAGCTTAAGGAGGATGTGATGTTTGAATGGTGGCACAATCTAGGTCTGAGTGAGCCTGTAATTACCCTGCGTGAAACGCTGCTTGAGGATGAGTGGGAGGCTTCTCTTGCAAATGGGCTAGTCCCCAACCCATTCTATCGTTCTTGTGAACTTAAAAGTTCAAAACACAAACTGATCTTAAGCTTTGACCAAGGAAGTAACTATTTTCAGCAGCGCATAGACGGATTTCCTTGGATGACAGCACGAGAAGCTAAAGTTATCTACAAGTTAGCAGTCAAACGGTGGGATGGACTGCGCAAAGCTGAGAAAGACGCTAAACATAAACAGCAACGTGCCGAATTTGCAAAGAAGATTGGAGCACCTAGTGGATTGGTATGACAAAGCAGAGCAAGAGATTGACGACGATCTTGAGCGAGGATTTATTACAGCAGCCGAGCATCGGCAAGCCTTACGAGAACTCCGTCAGGAATATCAAGAGCACGAACGTGAAGAGAGTGGCAATGACTTCTATTAAACACACGCTGCAAGCACTTCTCTATTTCTTCTGCTGCGTACTCCTCTTATGGATTGTACTCAGTGGCACAGTAGTAGTGGCAGCAATTATGATTCCGTTCTTGTGTGTGCAAGACGCAATGAAACTTTTTAACAATAAACAAAAGGGTAAATGATGAGCATCAAGCGTAACGAAGGTGAAAGCTTTGCAGACTTTAAAGAGCGTCGTATCAGCGACAACGAGCAGACACGTTTGGCACTGAAGCCTAAGCTGTTTTGGAATAGCTATTATGATGGCACGTACACTAACGGTGAGCGGAATGAGGGTTTCAAGCGCTTGGTAGGTAGTCGTCAAGCTAAGAAGATGACTAAGATGGACAAACGTAATGGTAAGGCTAATATTTCTAAACTGAATGAGAAAGCACAATAATGACTACACTAGTTGAATACAGCCGCGAGATTGCCCCTAAGGTACGCAAGCTTCTGGAACTGAAAGAAACTCTCAAGGATGGCGTAGCAGATGATGCTAAAGTGATTGAATTAAAAGAGGAGATTGCCGACATCAATGCACAGATTAAGCAACACATTGAAGACAACGAGTCTCAGCTTGTCCGAGAGATTAAAGACCTTGAGACGGATATTAAGCTCGCTATCAAGGCTGCTGCTAAGGGTACGGATTACAAGCCCGCTGAGTTGAAAGGTTTCTTTGAGGCTCGTGCTAAGGAGAAGGTAGCTGTGGTTGTAGATAAGGGTGCTCTGTTTGAGCAGCTTGAGAGTGAGTTGTCGTGATGGGTATGCCTATTATACCTGTGAGCAAGTACGATGGAAGTAGGGTTTTTCAGGTAAGCGAAGATTTGGTAGTCAGGGCTGTTTATACTGAGTGTATGGATGGTGTGCTGCGACCTATCAAATTCAAGCAACAAGATGATCTTATTACAATTAAGATTGATCCAATTGGTAAGTTGTACTTTCGTTATAAAAACAACCAATAGCAAAAAGCCCCTAATCCCGCAAAGGACTAAGGGCATAAAACCTCACACGAGGCTTCCTCTACCGGAGGATTACTTTTGCGACTCTACAGCTTTGATGAGCTTATCCATCTTATCTGAGCAAGCCCAGAAGATAGTAGCATTATCTGTATGAGCCTTGATTTGTGCCTTCCCATCTAATCCTTCAACGGGCTGGATCGGAAGGCATTTCTGCGTCAGGTTTGGTGGGACTGGTTCCCGAGATGGCTTCGTTAATGATCCGCAACCCGTCATCATCGAGACAGATATTCCGGTAAACATCACGAGTAACAACTTTTTCAACTTGCTTAGTGATAACCCTTGCATCATCCTGCCTCTTATTCTTTAGTTCTTCATATTCAATTGAAAGCTTGTTATATTCGGCGCGTTGCTTGCCGTCCAACTCACGTTGAATAACTTCTTGATCAGCCTTGTAAGCATCTACAGCCCTATCACCAATCTCTGCATACAGCCACCAGCATAAGCCAGTGACTACGATTGCAATTAGAATTTTAATCTGGAGTAACATTCTTTTCCTTAATAGTGTCTATCCCAAATTTGACCACTCGTGCAACGCCCACAAGGGCTGTAGCATAGGGCACCCAGTTTGGGGGCAACCATAGCACCATCTCCGGTACGTAGGCTTGTAAGCCCGCTAGGACGGTTATCACAGTGATTAGTTGCAGAGAGAGGAATTTGTAGGCTGTCTTAAAATCTGGAATGAGTTTCACAGATACGACAGGCACTTTTACTACTTCGATTTCTTTGGTCATTTTATTTTAGCTCCGTTACGTAGTTGTTCTAGGGTTAGGCCACCCGTGTATTGAAGGTGTGGTTTGTCGGGAAAGGAAGACCAGTCGCCACCCCATTCTAATCCCACTGTCTTAGCGATAGCGCCACAGCGATCAAATAGTTTAGTGTCGTTCCAATCAATCTTCCCGAACTTAAGTGGTGCGAAGTCGAAAGCGCATTTGAAATTGTGCCAGCTATACCCGCCCTTAGCGTTAGTAATACGCTTACCAGCAGTGGTGCGACCCTGAGCGTACAAAGCATTCTGCGATTCGATGTCACGATAGGTGGATGTGATAATAACATCAATGCCTTGGTCCTTGCATGCTGCAATAAATTTAGTAGCCATCATCATCACTTTAGGATGGAGGTCCGAGAGGCTGCGCGAGTTAATCATATTTTATTTCCTTTAAGGTAGAATAGTGTGAAAAGCAGCCCGTCTTATAGCGGGCTTGGTGTTTCTATTAGATGTTAAAAATTATGGGTTATTCCCACGATGGTTACTGTTATCAATCTGGTTATTCAAACGTTGTTCCACTCGGATAATACCCGAAGAGACGTTTTCCAGAGTACGGTTGATGTTTTCTACAGCGTGCACTAAGGCACCGTTAGTCACATACTTCTCACTTGCTACAAGTTTGTAGGCTAGCAACTCTTCGTATGTTTTGTCAGCTTTGGCTTGAACAGCATCTGTATCTGCTTTTAGTGCCCTGTAGAGATACGCGCCAACTGATAGAACAACACCTATTGCTATTTGAATTACTACATTCCAATCCATTTTGAAACCCTTCTTTTTAACTACATTAAAGAACTGCCAAAATAGCAGTCCCTACGCAAGCCCTCGGGTTCTGGGAGAGCCTGTCGCATCTGGTTAGTCCTGCACGTAATACAACCTCAAGCCTTTATTCAAAGCTTCCTTCAATACTGCTGCGGGAGTTGCCCTCCCACCTAAATCTAGCCCTGACAGACGCCTTGCTGTAATGACATACTCTGCACACTCCAACACATCATCTGCACCAATCTCCAGCTTATCCAAGTAAGCTAAGATAGCCTGCCACTTAGAATACTTGCCCTTGCCAATATGGGACATCAGATATTCCATCTCCACATCCTGCATAGGTGTACGAGTGGGAACAATGTAGAAGCCATCCTTAGCGAAGTTGCTGAGTGGCACAAGCCTAGCTAGTGGGGATACACTTTCTGCAATAAACACCCTCCCAGCAATCTTCACCACAACTCCTACATGGGTGTACTCCGTAAAAGAGAACAGCCGAACAAGCATAACCTGAGCATCATATAGCGATGCCCATTTATAATGACTAAAGAATACTAAATCTCCAGACTCTAAGCTATCCCTACAATCTTCGTAAGTAACTTTTTCACTCATAGTGCCTCCACTTCTAGAGGCATGGCGTACACGCCAGCAGCATTAGCAGACAACACACTCACCTGACTAAACTTACCCCACACAGTGTTGGCTTGCTCTAAGTCTCTGTCAGTGTTGTCAGGATACCCGCTCATCCACACAGGGCTACTAATTCCACAGTAGCTAACAATCTTCCACATGGCTTTCTGATCAACTGCCTTCAGAGCATTCATGTTCATAGTGAGCTTCTTGTACCTAGCACCTACGTCTGTGTGCAGGGTTCCAGAGTCACTGCGATAATTCTTGGACATGTCCTCCATGCTGAAACTAGCACCAATCTCTGCACCATAAGTTGGTTGGAAATATTCCCCAACCACAAGCTTCCATGCTTCTAAATATCCTTGTAGATTATTGGTATCTACAATATCTATTGTCACCCTGCGAGCACTCTTTACAGGGAAGAACACACGAGCCACAGAACCCCCTCCATAAGCGTAAGCAGACACACTCTGAGCCGCTGTTAGTCCGGCTACTTTAATTGCCATAGCGGGGCTGCAAATAGTGCTGGTGTGCGTGTAGATGAGCGTACTGCCTGCTGTGTCCGAATAACACTTAACGACCATAGTAGCTGTTGGGCTGAAGTTACCGAACATACTCACCATGTTCACATTCTCAAGGTTGGTCCAAGAGGCTGTGACAGAGGCTGTAGTGACGGTGGCAACACTTCTCCACACTTCATTCTTACTGTTTGTGATAAGATTTGTCGCAGCTATTGCAGCGCTTGTTGCGGTGACTGTGGTGCCCACCCTGTCTACAATGTTGTCTGCTACGATTCTTAATACATTCTCGGCCATATATTCATTCCCATTTTATATTCGCCACTTCGGCTGCTGTTGTGGCGTCAGCCAATAGTTGTTTTAAGTTTTGTGCATGAGTGAAGTTTTGCTGACCTTGTTGCACCATAGCCATGAACAATTGAATCCATGTGGCTTTGTCAGGGATAGGTACGTAAGTGTTGTCTATAGCTTTCCATTGGTTAATAGGGACAACGCCCAATAAGGAAACCACTCCGTTCACAGCGTCTATATCAGAACGGGAGAGTTCGTCACAAGCTATCTGTTTTCCTTGGAAATTAAAATAGCTTCGATTAGCTTGCAACCTATTGGCGTTAATCTCAGCATTCTTACTCACTTTTAATTCAGATAAAGATGCAGTTTCTACCCACACAACAGCCCCGTCAACAATAGAAGGAACGGTTGTAGGTGATGGGTGGTCACGAACAAATGGCGCTGGCAGTTCGACATGCGTGCATCCGTCGATCAGTGACGGAAAATCCGGCATAGGGCCTTCGTCCGGGATATCTCGCTGAAACCCAAACTGAATTACATTCTGAGCGTCAATCACTGCAAAGTATTTAATCATGGTGCTGTCCCTGATCCGTGTCCAACATCGACGTTGAAAGATTGCGATGCAGTTTGCCCGTAAGCGTCACGCACTGTGCAAGTCACATAGCCAGAGGTAAAGCTATTCGTAGCTGCCTTGCCGCTGACCGTAACCGTTGCTCCAGTCAAGGCGCTGAGCTTCAAGCTGCCAAAGTAACTCTCTACTTGCCACGAGTATGTGAATGGCGCAGTGCCATTGCTCACAACGGCAGTCTTTGCTTCGTAACCGACGTAACCGGCGCTGTTCGAAGCGCCATTGAAAGAAATGTTGCTGATAACAGCTAGGGTTGGCGGATTGGCAAGTGCAGTTGCAGCAGCAGCACCAGATGTCGCACCAGATGCAACCGTAGCTGCTGGTACTCCTGCTACGAGTGTTCCGGCTGGCGCGCCGACCGTTGCGCCATTAGCTGGCTTGTTCGGTCCGCCGACAGCATCGAAGTTGTTGCTTGCTAGCGGAACCAGCCTGATGTTTTTCAACGTTCCATTAATTATGGACGAGTCAAAACCGAGCGGAGCGGTTATGTTCGCGGACACAGTGCGCAGTATGGTCCGGTTCTTCATGTAGATAACAGTGCTGCCGTCATAAGTAACGGAACATGAATCTCCAGTAGCGTACCCTGAAAGAATCACACTGTTTGTACTTCCCGACTCGTAGTAATACAGGTTGTTCCCTGTGCCGTAGAGCGCGTAGTCGATATTCTGGTAGCTACTATCTTGGGCCGGGTTGCTGTCCAGACCAGCCATCCAGTCCCCACCCGACAATGGCTCAAAGGATACAGACGCCCCTCCAGCAAAACCTTGATAGGTGAATGCGCCCCCGTCCCAGCCAACCTGACCTGTCCGAGATACTGAGTTACCTGTAATTACCGTTCCTGCGCCAGCGGCGATGAGAGTGATATCTGCTGTTGCGTTGTCAGCGGGCTTATTAGAGCCGCCCACGGAACCCCAATTGTTGCTGCTCTGCGGCAGGAACCGGATACCATTTATAGCCCCGGAAAATATACTGGAGTCAAAGAACAAAACTACGTTAGCGCCAAGATCAACCGTGACAGTGCGCATGACAGTAGTGCCGTTCATGTACACTACTTTTGAACCGTCATAGGATACGGATAGAACATCGCCCACCGCGCAAGTCCCAATAGCCCCGCGATCTTGCCCGCTTTCATAACAATTAACCCCAGCGCTGCCGGTGCAGTACATCGCAAAGTCAATTGAGTTGTAAGACGAGTCTGTCGTTGGATCAGTGTTCAGCCCAAACATGAAGATATGGCTAGTAGACTCAACCACAATACTGGCGCAGCTACCTCCACGGAAACCGTTCTTACTGTAGACATCTGAGTCCCATCCAGAGGATGAAGTGCGAACTGCTCTATTCCCGTTAAGCACTATCCCGCCGCCGCGAGCCAGCAAAGTCACATCCAAGGAAGCGTTAAGGTCGCCCGTGTACGCATTGCGGTCAAGGTCTTGCACCCATGCCGTCCATGCACCAGCGCTAGTATTAGCAGATTGTGTGGTAAAGCGACGGAAAGTCAGACCGTTGATATAGGCATACTGATACGCCCCACCGCCTGTGTTGTCTTGGTACTGCTTGACAGTCTCAAGGACAAAATATGTATAAAGCGAGTAGACTTCCGAGCCGAAGAAAGTGATCGTAGTCTTGAATTGTCGAGTTGTCCCCACCGGGTAATCGGAAGGCGGGTCATTCCGGTTGCGTGCACCGAAAAACGTTCCGTTCCCAAGATCGATAGTAGGCAGGGCAGTCATTTGACCTTGCGCACCGCCCGGTCCGGTAAGAACTCCTGTTGCACCGAGTGTCAGTCCTGTCGCGGTGGTCGCCGACTTTGCCGCAATGGCATTCAGCAGCAGGGTCTTGGCGTCGTAGTACAACTTGAATGCGGCACGGAAAGTCGTGCCCGTGATGGCGGTGTCTACGGTGAGCGTATTCCACGTTGGATTATTCGTATAGAGCAGCGTGTTGAGGTCAACCTTGCTGTTGTAGTAGGCATCCCGGTTCACGCCCAGTGCGTCGGCTTTGGCAATGATGTCGTTGAACTCACCATCCATCACGGCGACCTTAAGGATCACTTCCGGCTTTTCATCTCTCGACAGGATATTGTCGTTGAAAACAATAGCTAATGCATCATTGGCAAGCTGAGCTGATGTAGCAGCATTATTCGCTGTCTGCTGAGCAGCCTGAGCAGCAGCTAAAGCCGCAGCAGCCGTTCCGTAACTCGGTAGCAAACGTGGAGACGCAGCTTGCAACAATACATCTCTAGCATTCACTGGTGCTGTCATAACAATACTCCAAATGTAGACGTAGCCGCAAGCCAGTCTGTTACTTTATTAATAATCTGTCCCCTAACTCCTGCGCTCAACTGGAAGCGAGCGTGCTGTATTGTCTGAGGGTTTCCAAGTTGTTCTAGGATGAGGTGAGGAAGGCCGTCATAAACTACTACCCTGCGCTGCACACTCCAGAGATTAGTAAGGCGTGTCGCCTCAGCAAGCGCTGCTGATTGAGTAATCAGGAGGGTGTCAATAGGGGTCGGGTCTGAGAACAACTTATATTTAGTGGCTACGGCAGTAGCTGCATATGTCTCACTCAACCACTCTTGCCCAAATAGCTCAATGTGATTGGCTGGGATACCTGTCTGCAAAGCTTCTTGCACACTCCAATTCTTACAGTAGTTAATCTTGGTAGATGCGAAAACGTCAGTCATTTCAGAAACACTAATACTCTTATCCTTCATGTCATCTGCGGTCACTGTTGTACCTGCGGACGCTTGAGGAAGATCAAGCTTGATGATTTTCATCTTACCTGCAATGGTCATAGCCACACGGGAGCCAATGCTAGACACAAGCCTATTGCAAACTTCCAGCACATTGGCCTTCTCTGTCAAGTAGATACCTAGAGGTTGTGTGTCAGCTGCTGCAAAAGTAGCTAAGCTTGTCAAATCTAGGTCACTATCTGTAAACCTCTGCCCAACCAATCCATAATCCTTTACAAGGCGCTTTACAAGCCCTACAGCGTCGTTGGAATAGGTGGTTGGCTTATCCCCTTGAGCAGAGCATGTAATCGTACCTACGGGCGCTTGGTTAAGCCTAAACTTCCCTGTGGTTTCGTAACGAGTAACAGCGCTCCATCCCATTATGTCATTCGCTAGAGGGACACCGTTGTCTCGTATTTCAATGAAGCCGTTGATAGGCCCATTGTGAATTTGGTACTCATGTACACTGAGGTCCACTAGTAGAGGTGCTACGTTATGGCACTCTCCGAATAGTAGAGGTAGCAGCTTATCCTTGTTCGGACCACTACCGCCTAGCTTAACTTCACTCACTGTTGTATTAAGGCGTTGAAGTTTATCGCTCAACACCAATGTAAATTTGTCTCGGGTATTGCAATCAGCCTTAGCTACAATACCATCGAAGATTTGATAGAAATCTGTCCGAGGCCAACCGTAGTCACCAATGAACAGTTTGACACTTCTACCTTGCCATACATCATTTTGCCAGCTATCTAAAGCTCCGCTGAAGTTATCAAACTCCACAACTCCAACTGAAAGGGATGCCTCCCCGGTTAAGGAAAGGCTCTCTGTAAATTGCACACCAGCAGAAATAACTGGCAGATAGGAAGTGGATGCAGGGGTTTCTCCTGCCAAGGTGATATACCCTCTGTCTGATAAATACCTTGTAGTTTCACTGCCCAAGGCTGTATCAAACACACTCACTTCCATCAAGATACGCCGTTTGGCTGTACCACTTTTAAGCCATGCAACCAACTGCGTATCTGTCACTGCCATGTTATTCCTTTTAGTTTATTTTAGTTCAGGCCAATTATGGCCGTTTTGCGGTTGAGTTTACTCACAGACTCGTCAAAGCCCTCTATAGTGTTTTCAGCATTAGCTAACGAAGCCGTGAAGGTTGCACCTACAACTGCACTTGTACCCTCTTTAGACTCTGCACGAAGCGAATCAACACTAGCAACAACTCGCTCAACTGTGCCCACTAACGCAGCGATTGTGGAAGGTGCTACAGCGCCACTGGTTGGTGCCATCACTTGGATGTCATTAGCCGTTGGGATGTACGTAGTTTCCATTTGCTTGTTAGTAAGTCCTGCTGCACTACCGAGAATGATTGCTTGCTTCAGTTCGAAGATAGCTTGTGTTACAGACATCACAGAATCGTTGAGGGTCAGTAGACCTTCTACTTGCTTATTAAGAGCATTCAAACTAGCGGTTGCTACATCCACTTGTGACGTTGCACTGCCAATCATTTGATCCAACATTGTTTGCACAAGATTGAAGTCAGATGTATAGCCTTCGCCGGAAGCGTTAATCACCTTAGATGCTGCCAGCAATGCACCAGAGGCTGTTGTCAGCTTGTCCTTCGCAGCTTGATCACCACCCTTAGCAGCCATAACAGTTGCATCGAATTGCTTACGAGCTTCTGCATACTTCTGCATATTGGTGAGAGGGCTGTCAGCACCGAGCTTGAGGCTGTCCTGATAATTCTTCAGCGTGGTTATGAATGCTTTAGTTTTATCAATCACACCTTGCAGAGCACCAGACTCTTTGTCATAAGCCTTCTGGAGATTGTCCTTAGCCTTGTTCACAGCATCCAACGCTTTCTGCTGCGCGTTGCTGAGTTTAACCACTCCGTTAGCCAAGTCTGCTGCATAATCAGCCGCCTCCTTGAAAGCAGGAGCTAATTCCAACATAGCTGCATACAATTGCTGATCAGCTTTATTCGTCAGATCGAGAGCACGAATCTTCTTGTTGAACAGTTCTATGGTTTTCACTTCGCCAATGTTTAATTCTGCGAGACGCTTATTAACTGAGTTGGTAATTGGCCCCATGCGTTCCATCTCCGAGAGGAAATTGTCAACATAGAATTTCGTACCTTCTGTCAGTTTATCTAAGCCGCCTGCTGCTGCAATCAAACCTTCGCTAACTGTGATAGTTGCAACACCTGTCAAATCAAAACTCTTGCCAAGAACGGCAAATACATCCTTAACTTGGATGAGGCTGTTTGCAACACGCATGACAGTTTCCAGATAACCTTCACCAATCTTTTGGAATTGGCTTAAGCCTACTATGGAGAACTTAGCCATGTCGTCACCAACCTTGCTAAACACTGCTTCCAGTTCTTTTTGAACTGCATCCCCAGACAGCCCTTTCAAGCTGATTCTACCTATGTCAACTACAAAGCTGGAGAGTCGCTTGTTAAACTCACTACCACCCAGTCCAAGATTCTTGCTGGCTGCTTTAATACTTTCAGCCATACTCTCAATAATCTTAGTGAATTGGACATTCGTTTCACCACCAAGCGCGCTGGTTTGAGTGCTTGTCTTATCACTACGGAACCAACCCCCATCTTTCTTTACATCAGCATACTGATTAGCCCTCAAGCCACCGTTCAGAACAGATTGCAAAGAGGCGCTGTTAGCCATGATACCGCTATCAGTTGTGGTACGATTGCCACCGAAGACACTGTTGTTAAGTTTCCCGCCAAGCGTTGTTGCAATCTTGTCGGCAGGCCCAGAAGTTATCCCAGTGTTACGACCCACTACAACTGCGGCTAGTCCAGAGATGTTCTCAGATACAATTTTCAGGTAGTTAACCATCGAGCTACCTTGAGCTAATCCTAAGCCAGAGTTCTTGGAAAGGATTTCAATACTGTTTGCAATGGAATTACTCTTCTCATCGCTACCCAATACAGAGCCTGTCCCTTGAGATTTCTGACGGCTTGCAGCATTCTCACCACCACCTCCGCTGCCACCAAACGCTGCTACGCCAATTGCTGCAATAGCGGCTGCGCCTGCTGCCATACCCCACGGACCCATTTGCGCCATAAACTCCATCAGCACAGTAGGAACTTTGAAAGCTTGCTTACCAGCTTCTGTGGTGCCTGTCATAATCAAAGACTTAATCATGCCAGCTATTTCAATAGCACGAAAAGCCTTCTCAGCACCCTCTAAGATTTTGTAGCCAGTCGTACCTTCTTTGAAGAAATTCTTAGCTGCGCCTGCTGCATCGCCATAAGCTTTAACACGAGCGCTACCAGATTTATTTTCAAGGTTGTTGTAGTTCTGGGCAATCTTAAACAAGTCTGCTGCTGCCTTACCACCCTTACCGAAAGCATTCTCAAGAGAGGCTGAAATCGACTCACCAACACCTCCCCACATTTTCTTCTGTGTTTCAGCTAGGTTGGTCATACGAGCTTGAGCTTCTTCGATATCCTTTGGGTTGGTGAGCTTGGACATAGCTTCACGCAGGATAGGCAAGTCAGCTAGATATTTAGCAGAGGCTGCCTGAGCGGCTTCCCACATACCAGCCAAGCCTTGACCTTCAGAACCAGTTTGAATGCCCTTCATGGCGTTCTTAGTGGCATCCGCTAGGAGATTGAAAGATGCCTCAGCTTCCTTGTTAGCTGCTACTTTGATGCCTGCTGCTTTGGCCTCTTCGTTAGCAAATACCAACATCATAATATTGAAACGCTCAGCCTCGTCAGTTGTACGGTTGTATGAGTCAATAAGTTGATTACTACGCAGTTCATGCTTGCGAGCTTCATCAGCCTTAAACGCTTCTACAAACTGCCCGTTAGCTAAGTAAGCCTCGGCCTGAGCTTTGTATGTCTCTATTAAGATGCGGGAATTAAACTCTGCGCGTTTGTTGGTTGCGTCTTGCTTAGCGTCTTTACTTGCTTCGATGGCTGCAAGTACTGCGGCTTGCTCTTGGGCTATAGCACTCTCTTGATTTGCATATTTGCGGAGGATATTGATCTTTTCAATAGATGCCAAACCCGTAACTGCTTGGCGCTCAAGCTCTGCATCACGGATTCGCTCGATCATTGCAAGCTCACCTATATTGCCTTGTTTGAAAGCACTTTGAGCGTCTTCTTTAGCTTGATTAGCAGCCTTTTTGGCAGCTTCAACCTGTGCTTGAACACGGGATAATTCCTTGTTCATTGCATCGTTAATAGCCGCCTTCTTAGCTACTTCTGCAATCGTGTCAGTGCCACCGGGCATGCGGCCTGCTTCTTTAGCTTTGGCATCAGAGATAATTGCCAATTCCTTATTAAGCTCCACACTTCTTGCCAACGACTTCGCTGTGGCTTCCTCTTTTGTTTTGACTTCATCCTTAACACGAGCTAGGTTTTTAGCCAGAACAGTCAGTTCCTTAAGTGCGGTTATCTGCTGGCCGTCATACTTGTCAATATCGTTGTCGCCAGCATTCCAGCGATTGATACCTGCTAATTGATTAGGAGTAAATTGAGCCATTTTCTTATTCACGGCTGTTTCGGCATCGCCAATAGCGGAAGCCCCCTGCTCTTTCACTTTCTGCATTTGCAGATTTTGTAGCGCAGTGGTGTAGGCTTCCGTAGCAGTGGCCCCCTGACGCATTAGCTTGATTTGCTCCTCTAACTGCTTATTACCATCGTCTAACTTCTCTTTGAAGTCATCCATGTAATTGAGAGCAGCTTGTTGTTTAGGTCCGAAAGCTTCTTCTTTCTTAGTCGCCCACCAAACAAGTAGCGCTGCGCCTGCTGCTAGTGCTAAACCAATTAGACCTAACGAAGCCTGAAAGGCAATTGCAGAAATACGAGCAAGGTCCATAGCGGTTTTCAGAACTACGAATGCTTGCGCAAGACCTGTCAACAAACCTAGTACCATAGCCGCAGCTTTGAATGCTAAGAACGCCCTTACAACTTGCCACACTGCATCAGCATTATTGACCAAGAATACTGCGAAGTTTGCTACAGCCATTGCAGCACGTTGCACACCAGAAATAAACTCAGGGGAATTGAACGCTGCCTTCAGGCTACGTGCTACCAGTGATAATTGTGGTTGTATGTCCTGAAATGCCTTGATCAAGCTAGTTTCCAGAGTGTTCTTAACAGATTTAAACTGTGAGTCAACTGTCAACGCCATAGCTGCTGCACCTTGGGCCATGAAACCATAGCTCTCGTTGATGGCGGTGTTCATCTGCTCCAGTTTATTCTTAAAGCCAGTAGAACCATCTTCCGATTCCTTCAGCTTTTGCCGGTACAAAGATAAAATCTCTACTAAAGACTTCATACCACGTTCGTTAGCCATACGTGCTAGTAATGTCTTTTGTTCGGCTGCTGTGTACTTACTAAGTGCGCCGTCCAAGGTGCTGAACAACTCCAGCATAGGTTTGAAATTACCTTCTACATCTTTAAGATTCTGTGGCTTCAGCCCAATCAGATTGAGCGTGTTCTTAAGCTTGTCACTATCAGCAGCAAGCTCTTTGTACATATTCTTGAGGGAAGTACCAGCAGCGCTACCACGAATACCTAAGTTGGACAAGGCAGCAAAAGCTGTACCAATATCCACAATACTTGCTCCGTATAGCTTACCAACCACTGAACCTGATTTGAATGCTTCAGACAGCGATTCTACAGAGGACATAGAAACAGCAGCAGTTTTAGCAATGACGTCACCAATACGGCTATAGCCCTCTGCGGTGTATCCTAAAGCAGTACCTACTTGCACCAAAGTGAATGCAGCTTTCTCAACTGTTGTGCCACCGATCAGAGCGAGGTTAAGAGCATCCTTCATTGCAACCATAGCCTGCTGTGCATTCAAGCCAGCCATAACCAGAGTGTCAAATGCCTTCGCAACCTCTTGCGGACCGTAGATACCTGAGCCAAGGTCTAAAATAGCCTCACGCATCTTGTTGATGGAATCTACCGACTCCATACCCTTGACACGGATACCTTCAAGTGTGTGTTCAATGTCTTTGCCGAGAGTGAAGATAGCCTTCATACCAGCACCTACTGCAAGGCCAGCCATCATCCCTGCTAAGTTACCGTAAGTGAGCCACAAAGCTCCCATAGAACCTGAAAGGCCCCGAGCTAAGCTGTGAGCTTCACGCATACCTTCGTTGTGGCGGCGTTGTGAAGTATCAGCCTGAGTGGTACGCTGATTAAGAGTACCAAGGGTATTGTTAAGCGCATTTAAAGCTGCTGTAAGGGCTGCTGTGGAACCTGTGGTAGCATTCACTGTGGCAGACATCCCGTTAAGCTTTTTCATAGCTTCTGCTAGGGCCAACACCCTCTTCTCTGCGTTACCAGCAGTCGTGGACAAGCCTCCAAGTTGACTGGATGCCTCTTTAATACCAATACTTTCTACTCTAATGCTTAGCGCAGTGACATCTACAGCAGCCATAGGATTTCCTTTTATTTGTTGTGGACAACCTCCACTGATGTATCATGTTCTCTATTACCAAACTGTGCTATCATAGCGTCCCTAATTGCGTCAGCATTTTGTACAGCCTGTTCTTCTGGAATGTCTTCCACGAATATCTTAATAGGGCATTCCCGATTAGGATCATTAGCTGCTGCATACTCTGAAGAATACTCGCAACTCAATCTGTAAATCATTTCAATCTCTTGGTCTAGTAATGTGCTTTGCTCAACTACTAGAGGTGTAAATATCGTACTTCCGTCTAATGCTTTGTTTGGGTGCTCCACCCACTCTACATAAGACTCTTTATAAAATCTATTTGCCCAAGAAGTAATCTGAGGCCATGACAGAGGTATAAGGCCACCAGCACCTTGCCCAACAGTGCCTGCCTGATGCCACATATCTACTAACCACTCTTCATACGAAGAAAGGGGAGCCATGTCTAAGTATGGACTCCCCTTCGTATAATTATCTCTGCGTGATTTTTCAGCATCTTTAGGAGTGGCATTGAGCCAAGCTTGGTGCCTAACATACACGCAGAGATTAGTGATTACTTCTTGACGAAGTTTCCCAGCTTGTTCATGAACTCAGTAACTTGGTCACCAATCCATGCCAGATTGTGAGTAGCATAAAGCTTCTTGAAATCTTCTTTCGATTGCGGCTGAATCTTAACTTCGTCTTTCCCTTCGCCAACTGCAAATTCCAGATTGGCCGAGCTAACGCTCACTGCTGCCAAGAACTCTGCATTCTCATCCATCATTTCATCGAGAGACTTAGACTTCTTGTTATTCTTTTGTGCTTCTTGTTTGCGGAGTTGTGCAGCCATGTAGTTGCGGTATTGCTTCGAACTACGACCGTACAGGGTGATCGTTACAGCTTCCTTTTCGTCTTCATCTGCGTACAGATAAGCGCCGGATTCTGGATCGGTGATATGCATGTCAACTACATCGACGAGGGCACGAGTGGAGAGATTAAATGCCATAATATTTGTTCCTTTGGTAGATTAAATTTGAGCGGCTTGTGCCACTTCTGGGGTTGCTAGGGGTTTCTCTGTTGCCAGAGGTGTTACGAATGATAGTAGTGCTGGTAAGTCAACGTTGAGGAAACATTCTGTACTTCCGTTATAAATTGCATCAACCTGCTTGTAATTCTGCTTGAGGTAGGTATGGCAGGCTTGTTCTAAGTTCCACACAAGTTGTCCATCATCGAAGTAGAAAGCAGCAATGATGTCCAGTTTAGGGCCACCTGTGCGTATAACTTCTTTGACACGTATCTCAGGCTTACGGTTAGTGATTCCAACTTTGGTAGTGTTGTTATCAGAGAGGATATATAAGTAACCTGCCTTGTTTTTACGAAAGCCGGTCTCAGCACACTTAGGACAACCTTGTCCTTGTAGGAAGTTGCTAGGTATGGCTGAGAAATCCCCATGATGCTTACAGTGAATAGTTACTTTAACTTTGTCACCTTGATACACAGTATCTGGAAAGGTATAGTTATCGTTACTAAGCGACTCGCACTCGTTAATGAATTCCTCTTGCGTTTTGGTCTGTTTTAGGTTTCTTACAAGTTGTGCGCATTTAGGACACTGCTTACCTTTCATCCTATTAGTTGGGGACATAGAGAACACCCCATGATCTTCGACATTGCAGATAATGTCGACCTTAGTATCTTTATTCTTATATTTGACTAGGCTATGATCGTAGTGTGGCTTAGTGGCAAGGCTACGATTTATGAATTCTTGTGTTGTCAGACGTTGCGTATCCGCAGCATTTTCCTTTCCACAAGTCGGGCATCCGTTTCCTCCGCTATGAGAATTTGGGGACTGCCAAAAGAAGGTTCCATGTTTTACACAACCTATTTCTACTTTATTTTTAGAGTCTAGGTAGACAAGTTTGGAATAATCATGTTTAATTTTGTGCTGCTCTGGCACAGTTGCCAGCCATGTTTCTGTGTTAAGTCTTTTCATGTGTACCTTCGTGGCACACTAGATGGGTGGTGGGTAAAAGCCCACACACCCGTAGTGCTATTTAATTATACGACTACCAAATCACCCGAAAGGGCGGCGTTAGCTTCCATACCTGTAATCTGCGATTGTCCGCCAACAGTTACTTTGAAACCTGTGATCAGCGCTTGGGAATAAAAAATAGTGCCATTTTGCAGAACCATTTTAATGCAGTAAGTATTAGGGGATACGTCCGCAGCTTTCAAAAGGATTTGACCCGGATCAGTTGGTGCATAAGCGCCCTTAAGCGATAATGATCCTGGGTCACGACTACCTTTCAGTTTATACGTAGTATTCTCAGCGACAGGGTTATGATTGATAATCGAAGTGTCACCGCCGATAACACCAATGTCGGTAAGGTCTTTTACCAAAGTGTAAGTAAGGGCAGCAAAACCTGCTGCATTAAATGTAGCTGGAACACCAGCCGAGATAGATAGGGTAGAACCAACAGACGAGAAGGCCAATGTAGGCATTTTATATTTCCTTTAAGATTAGTAAGGTGTTACGATTGCGGCACGAACTACTGCACCAGTTGCTGCGGTGATTGCTACGGTGCCGTTCAGGTAAGCCTTAGCTTTATCCAGAGCTACCATTGCGAAACTATTAGCTGCTACAGTTACTGCCAAACCAGAGGCTACCGAGAGGGTGGCACCAGCCGTATCAGGAACTGTAATAGTAGTGCCAGCAGAGCCGTCAATAGTGACTACCACTGGGGAAGCCGACGTATTGCAAAGAATAAGTTCTTGGCCTTGATCTGCTGTGTAAACAAGAGTGTCTCCCGATACTGCCAACAAGATACTGGCAGGGGTTACAGGGGCCAAAGCATTTTTAGATGTTACTGCTACAACTGCCATGTTATTTCCTTTTAATTAGATTCATCCATACGGTATGGAATAATGATGGGAATGATTCGCCAGCCCGAATCAAGCATCGCGCTCTTAGCGCTAGCAGGGGCTTCAACGGATACGGGTAAGAGTGTCTTAGGGAACACAGGAAACAACTGTGCAATTTCTTCTGCAATGGCTTCACCCTGCCCAGCGCCCTTACTATCTTCACACCACACGTTCACTTGAAAGTCACCATAAAAACGTCTCTTAGAGCCGTCTAGGGTAGCTACAATAGTGTTTGCAGGAGTGAAGAATGCCTCTAAGAAGGGTGCGTTATCAAGAGGCTTAGAAAAGGACTCACCTTCACGGGAAATCTTAAGGGGTGGGGAGTAGCTGGAAGCGAAGGCTGCGAGGGCTGTCATAAACTTTGCACGAATAATCGTTTGGGACATTAGATATATTTTCCTTTCAGATTATTAATAGCTTTGCCAGTGAACCCGTAAGCCTTAACTTTTCCACTCCACTTCCATCCGTTTGTACTTTCTTCAGCAGGCCAGCCAAGCTTGTCTGCACGATAACTATACCCCATTGCGTTCGTAAGGTAGATTGTGTTATCCTTAGTGTAAAATAGGGACAAGTGCTGCACACCCCGGATACGCATCAAACTTTCGCTGCCTGTGAGGTCGGGGCCGTTAGGGACGGGAACAACAACTTGTCCAATAGAGACATGCCAGTTATTAGCAATGTCCCCGTTGGAGAAGCCGCCGTAGTTGATGTTTTTATAGCCTGTCAGTGTAACTAGCTCTGTGCCAAGGTATTCAAAAGCTTTGCACACACTAGTATTCATGCCTAAATTAGCCTTGTGTTCAAAGGCCCTAATCTGAGCTTCAAAATTCATAGGTATGCTTTCTCAATTAAAATCCATTATAGCACATAAGTGCGTAAAAGTCAAGTGTTTCCAGCCTTACGCTGGATGATGTTTAGCCTATTTAGTAATGTCTTGAACATAATTATAAGCGTCCTTGACAAGCGTCCTGACAGCCCCGTTAGCTTCAGTAAGCTGGATATCATAGTAGAAAAATCCTACTTGATTGGCCTGCTCAGCCGTGGGGGAGAAAGAGATGCTACTGTCAAACAAGCTGATAACACCCGGCACCTGATAAATCTGCGAGGTCGTGTCTACAGGGTTGCGGAGAGTGTTGAGAGTCATCACAGCAGTGCAACCTGCCAAGTCTACTGGAAGCGTATTGTAAGACACTGTGATCACATCAGCGGATGTATCTCCGCGAGTTCTGTTTAGTTGCATATTTACTCTCGCTTAAATGTGATTTTGTACTTAGGGTTTTTGAATCTAACTTTTAAATTGGCAGGTATTGCAGACACACTTCCCGGAAGGGTTGTAAGAATATAATAGGAATCATTTGCTTCAATCCAATTAATGCTTCCATACGCTGGTTGAACTACGGAACCAAGTATGTGCATGATGTCATTGACCTCGGACCAATACACACCAGCAGATGCAGGCTGATGTAATGTAACCTGAATATTAAGACCGTCATCAGCCTCCAGCCACGAAACCATTCCAGTATTTACGCCTAATATACTGGCCGAGATGTTGTGGCTGTCTGGCTCCTCAGTATACGATGTGTTGGTAGTTACCTGCAAGAAGCTTAGTAGGGACGTAACATCGTCCGCTTCTGTCCAACTTACAACACCTACATTTACCCCTGTAAGCTCGGCAACCACTAACACTACATCATCAGCTTCTGCCCAGTTTATGCTGCCATTCAAAGGGATTGTTATTGCTGCTGACATTGACATGATGTCGCTAGATTCTGTCCATGCCATTATACCAGTACAATCTTGTGACATGTTCAATGTTACAGTTTGTGTACCTAAATCAACTCCATCTTCTCTAAGCCTGTACGTAAAAAAGGATGTAGGTCCATCATAAGAAAAACTACCATCCTCGTAGGCAAAGAATGTACCAATTCCGGGGGGAGTCTCCACAAAGCCTGAGTACTCTTTGTTGGCGTCATCAGGTAGGTTAAGGTCATTATATAAGTAGCTAGGCCCGTTGTCTCCTACTGATGGGACAGCAGAGCCTAGTACACCAAGTCCCCTATTCCCGAAATGAAAAGAGGATGCAATAAGAGGTGTATCGAAACGGAAGCTCATTGTCAAACCGCCGTATATTTCTCAACACCTAGTACACCAGCGGCGTTTGACACTACTACTACATATTGCACGCCCGGAGTAAAACCCGCATTTGAGATAGTCAACACCCCTGATGCATCCGTAGTTCTGGCTGTAAAATTACTCACATAAGTAAGTGTAGTAATATTTAACACAGTGACTGTTAAAGATGTCAAGTTGGCTAGCACACTCCCTGTGTTATTTTTAAAAGGTGCTGTGGTTATCGTGGTGACTGTTGTGACACTCCCTGTAATAGAGGATGTATCATTGACTTCGGCCCAAGACACAGTAGAAGATATAGAAGAACTTCCCGAAACAGTGTGTGTGTCATTAGCTTCTGTATAGGACACAGAACTTGTAATTGATGTTACAACCACATTAGTGGAAATGATATGAACATCATCTACTTCAGTATATGTGCAACTCGCTGAGACAGTAGAAAAATATATACTAGCCGTCACACTTGTTACGTCAACATCTTCTGTGTACGTAATAGTTGCTGATGGCGTACTAGCAGCAGACTCCCACGCACCAACATCATATGCTGCGCCTTGCGGGCGGGTAGTTCCAACAATATCAGCAGACGCATTGCTGACATCCGTTGTACCCACATTAAGTAAGGGGGATGTTGTAGCAAGACGCAGATCGTGAGTACCAATACTGATGTTTTGAAAAGTACCAGTTGACAGTGCAGCGACTGAGTAATTCGTTGCCGTAGCATTGCTGTAGCATGCTGTTTTTGTAGCGGCAATAACCCCATCTTCAGGAGCAACTACACCGCCCACATAACAGTTCTTCATAATCGCGCTGATCGAGCCGGTTATGATTCCGTAAGTCAGTGGGGTAGCGCCCAAATTGACGAGTGTGCAATTAACTACCGTCGTCCCGTTCGTGAACGCCGCGATGACAGCAGCGGCGTCGTTTTTAAGCTGGGCGATATAGCAGTTCCGCACAAAACTCGCGGCAGTGGTCATCCGGAATGCGGCTTTGATTGAGGTGTTAACCCCGTAGCTTTCAAAGATGCAGTTATCGGTAGTGATATTTGTAACGCCTGCGCCAGAAGTATAAAAAGCAGGTTGCGCAGTGCTGCCCGTATTAGTATTGGCAACCTGTAGCTTCGTAATCCGCATGAAAGACTGCTGGACGTTGATTGTCGCACCCGCCGCCGTGCATCGGATTGCCGCCCCGACTGATGCGTTGTATCGCCCCGGATTCGTGGCGCGGTTCGCGTGGTCCATAAACGAGCAGCCCGGAGCGGCGGTCAATTCAGGGTAGCGTGTGGCGTCAGCGGTCTTTCCACTAAAAACGATGCTTGCGGTAATTACGAATTCCTGATTAAGCAACAAGCCACGGTGAACTTGGTCAGCCGTAATCATATTGGTAGGGACAGAAGCCCACCATGTAGGGATGTCTGGGTAAGCCCCTCCAGAGCCAATAGTCGATTCAATAATGGTTGCCATTGAGATGCCTTATATTATACTGTGAAAGAGGCTGACACCCAAGTGTTAGCTGATGGTATGGTCACTAATTGAGGGGTTACGGTAGCCAAAAACACGTCACTAATAGGTTCCACCATAACTGTGCGAGAACCTAGCTTACTCGTGACCTCGCAAGACCAGCCAGAAGATGTTTCTACCACATTTCTGAAGCTCAGCCCGATATTAATGCCCCCCACCAAGTCCACATTAGGGTCTTGATCCCCAGAGTGCTCCGTGAAGAGTGGGTATCCTTTACCTATCGTGAAAGTGCCGTAAGGGTAGCTGCCAGTAATCTCAGCCATAATAGAGCCAGTACTATGATCGCCATTATTCCAAGCAAACGCAAAACCGCGCTTAGCTGTACGTAGAGCATTCACAGCATCAATGTTCTCTTGGAACACAACAAAACCATCTTGCCTTCCGCAGCACCAGCCTAACCACGGAATTTTATTGCTTGTGTTACTAACGTATGCTATACAATCTTGTAGCACAGATACTTTACCACCTCCGTCCTCAGGGGATAAAAACGGTGAATTTGCCACAGGTACAGTTTCAAGAGCGCCTAACCAGTTTGCCACTGCCACGTTACCAATTGTACTGTACCTCCAACGGGGGCGGTCAGGGTAGATAGCAGCAAAGAGATGCTTACGGCGAATGCCAAAAGTCATAGTCCCCCACCCGCCCATAGAACCTCCAGTTAGGCAGGTTTTGTTAGGTAGACAAGGCACGTTTGTGCTTGCCCACTTCATTAATGACTCTAGACGACGTTGTGTCACAAGAGCTACGTCTGACCCATAATTAGGTGTGTTTTTAAACCCCATCCACATGCTTTCACGGCGAGCGGAATTCGTTACATTTAGGCCGTATTGGTCCACTGGCCTGAGTAACACGATAGAGGTATCAGTGCTGTTGACCAAACTAAACCTAAATGTGTTGTAAGTACCAACAGCAAGGTCATTACTAACTATTGCGTCGTATTGACGACCTGTGCTAGTGTTCTGTCCGCCACTACCGTGAAGTTGCAATATCAGAATTTTAGACGCTGTGGCTCCGGGGGTTCCACTACCTTCTAGTGCAACACTTACTGAATCGAAGGGGGCAATTTTATAACGGCCACCCTTCATTACTGTGCCGGAGGCTCCGTTGTAGATTTTAGCTACCGGCGATGCCATTAGGCGTTTCCGCGAGTGGCAGTCCAAGCTGTTACAGCAACAGTTACACCTACTGTGATAGATGCTGTATTCAGAATCATATCCGTGCCAGCAGTGCCAGCCGAGCCATCAATAACATGAGTCGTACCGTCTGCCTTAGTCACACGGAACCATGTAGCAGTTCCTACGGCTGCACCAGTAGTGTTAGCAGGAAGTGTAGGGGACAGTACAGCCGCAGATGCCGCAGGGGCGAATGGGCTACCTAGAGTAAACTCTGCAAGCAGATTGGTAGCAGTGCCACCAGTTGCTGGGCGAGCACCGTCATAAATACGCAGTTTAGCACCAGCACCTGCAAAAGTTGTAATTGCATCCATTTGCGCGTTGCGCAGTGTTACGTTATAGCCAGTTGCCATTTTTGTTTCCTTTAATTAAATTTAGATTACTATCACAGGGTGTATCGAGCCAACAATCTCACCGTTACTATTAAAAATCACTGCGGTGTACTTCGCACCACTTGTCAAGGAGTTGTCTACAATTTCAATTACTCCGGCTGAATCACTTTGTAAATTAGAATAAAACTTAGTGTTGCTCTCGCTACTCAAGGTAACTGTCAGCCCCTTTAAATCTCTAAAGTGAATATTCGTAATCAGCATTTTTGCAATTGGTGTTACAGGTGGTGGTGGAACAACTACCACAGGGGGTAATGTCTCACTAGGAGGTTGCGGGGGTGTTACAACTGCCGAGGTGCGAGGAACAATAGCAAACTGAGGGCTAGTATTGTAGTCAGGTTTAGTCTTGCGACTCATAAATAGTGCCCAAGCCTTGCTGCCACCTTCATATCCACTGTCTGTTGCATAGGCCAAGGCAGGTTGGTAATTAGATGGAAAGCCCGCTGTAGCCCCCGGATAGCCTGTAAGTTCAACCACAGGGCTGCAAACAAGCTCTGCTACCTCTTTAGTATTATCCCAACATTGCTTTAGGGTTTTGTAAAAAGGTTGTGCCAGCTTAGCGGTTGTATCAACCGCAGCGGAGTCTTTAACTCGGATAACGTACATTGCCGCATCATTGGGGCAATACCCATCTGCAATCATCCTACCTACTTGAAACTTAGCTTTCCACTTAAGCAGTCTGCCAGCCTCTTCACAACCTAGTTCTGCTGCATGCCCTACTCCTTGCGTAAAGAAGTCATCCATATAAAGTGACATGCCAACTCCTGCGATACCTTTAACTGCATAAGGTAAGCCCGGCGCTGCATCCAAAATCATGCCCAACTCGTTGTGTACAACTGGGTCAACTACTGTTACTCTGCGCTCTACAACCTTTACACCGCTGGACGAACCATCCGTAAAGTTAATCCGGTAGTACTCCATAGTGTTATCCAGCCAATACTTGAAAGCGGTCTTTTGAGGGTGGCTGTCTGGAGTGATATAAGCAGCTTCTGCTAAAGTCCTAATAGACCACCCTTGGCCCCTTATTTGGTCAGACTTAACCCAGCCTTTTTCAAACATCCTGTAATACGGGTTGCTTCGGTAGGCATTATAATTGCACCAGAATAGAAGTTCCTCTAGGTAGAAATAATCTCCTGTGAGCAAGTAGGGTATATAGGCAAAGGCAGGTTGATGTGATGTATCATTCTCTAATTTGCTAGCAGTGACTACAGGAGGTAATTTCTCATACTGCTTAGTGGCAGGGTTGAGGGTGTCACCCGGATTTCCAAGTATAGTCGCGTAAGGATACTTGATAACATCCAGCATAGTGTCGTCAGGGAGGCGTCTGTGAGCAGCCCAACTTCCTGCAACGTTTGCTGATTCTAGCATCAAGGCTTTAGCACGTTTATCCCCACTAATAATAGTGGCTGCGTAACAATCGGGTGCCAAGCCAATATCGGGACGACCGCCCGGAGCGGACATTACAGGTTGAAAACGCCCTGTAGCCATAGGCTCGAATGAGAACTTTTTCAAATCGGCTGCATAGCTTGCAAGAGTTATCTCCGACATTACAATAGACGGGTCGTAGTTAGGAACAGCTTTGGTAGCTATGAAGTATGCCGAATTATGCTTAACATGCAGACTAGGTTTGCCACCTTGCCAGAAAGTCTTCTTCCAACGAGCGCCGGGAAAATGCACCAGCCCTAACTTACTGTAGACTTCTACACCGTCTGAAATAATCTTCACATCGTAGGTGATGTCAACTTGGGCCGGGATCGGTGCTGGATTAGGTACGGCTTCTGTAGGGGCTAGGAATTTGAAACCGTTAGTGGTGTAGGTGTTAGTGTGCTCTAACGTTACGTCGAACTTGGCTTGACCTGTTGAATACGTACGCTCGTTAATCTGCACCCTGAGGAAAGGATGTTTATCGCCTCTTGCAGAAATCAAATCTTCAAATCCAATAAGCTCCACTGCAACCGGGCCAAGTAACCAACCCTTACTGTTATGGGCTTGAGCACGATATTCTATTCCTGCCTCAACCACCACGACCTCTACGTCTTTTGCACGTAACTGGTGATCTGGGGCTTCCGTCTTCAAAGATCGGATAAGGAACATTTCTCCGTTTTTATGAGTAACACCACTGATAATGCCGTGACGTACCGAGCCATCTTTGTGGGTAGCTTTAACATCTAATTGGAGGGGGATATCTTCAATCCCTGTGATACGTCCTACAAGAGTATCCGTAGGAGCTAACTCGCCAATCTTGAACACTTGCCCGAATGTGAATGGAGATACCTCTGCCACATCTTCAAAAACTACTGTTGTAATTGCTCCGCCAACAGGTACACTGGGGGATGTGAAAACAGGGGCAACATACTCGGGTAATTTAATAGCTGGGGTGCCGGGTGTTTGCAAAGGGGTTGGTGTAATTGCCATATTTGCCTCAATAATTATTTACGGATGTACATTTCGTACAGGATATTATCTTCGGCTGATGTGTTGTACTCTTTGACTGCTACAATTTTCCAGCGTGCATTATTAATTATTACGTAATCGCCTGTAGGATTTGCCAACACAGCGTCTGCAAATACATCTGCTTTTTCAGTTGGACGAATGTACAGGAGTTGGTCACCCTCTAGTATTTGTGAATTAGCATTGCTGGTAATTCCGTTAGTAGGGCGTGGAAGTTCTAGCTTGATCGCTTGTACAGAGATTTCTGTAGTGGGGGTGGATATAGTTCCATTGGAATCATCTGCCACAGGCTCACCAATAGAGTAGTAAGTAGTAGTGAATCCAAAGTCTGAGAAGAACTCCCCAATCATATTGTGGAAGTCACTGAATCTCATGTTGCAAACCCTGTCCGGCTGTTATCGTTAGGAGATAGGTCAGCATTGAAAGAGAGTTGCTGAGCTTCCGTCCCATTAGTGAAATTGCAGTTCCAAGCCTTTTGGAATTCTAAGATAGGGCTGTACTCTGCTGCACTCATATAAGGGAGTGGGGAATAGTCTAGGAAGGCTGGGTTAGTGTGGGCAAGCATCAGAAACTGCTTGTATGCTGTGAAAGCCTCAGCCCCCCATACTTCCAACTGAGCCATCTTACGGTGTGTTTTGTGAGAAAGCATGCCAAGAATATACATAGCGCATATCTTTGCAGCGAGCTTCACATTGTTGCCATTCTCAGAGAGAGTCGTCTGAATAACGTCATCACTCAGGTAGGGTAGGTCACTTACATCAGCAATACGAAGTCTTACTTTGCCGAGATTTGAGGATGGGTCAATAATCATAATTTCTCCTTTGTTGTTTATGAATACTAGAATATAATACTCATAAAGAACAAGCCCCACGAGGGGGCTTGGATAATACTCAACTATTAGTTAGTCGAGAACACACGGATAACAGCTTGTGGGCGCAGCAGGGCCGAGATGTGGTTCGACTCTGTTTCGATTTCGATCTTGGTGCCGTTTGCAGCAGCAGTCTCAAAAGCGTACATCTTTTCACCGGCTGTGTTGACCAGACCAAAACGCTCTGCTGGGGCAAAGTAGGTTTTGAAGGTATCACTACCTTGTGGAACTGCAACGCCTTCGCCAGCAGTAACAATCGATACACCGTTGTACGAGTCGCGGACTTCACGGAACGTAACACCACCGAACGAGAACTCACGACCATTTTGCATAGCCGTACCACCATTCGACAGACGGCTGCGGATTGGATCGTTACCCGAGTTCATTGCTTGAGCATTGCTGTAAGCAGCTTTAACCGAAGCGTGGGTAATCAGCTTGTTGAAGAAAGTTGTGTCGCAAGGGATGATGATGCCACTGAAAACGCCATTACCGCCCATACCATCATGAACAGCTTGAATAATCAGCTCGATCTTTGCCAGAACTTCAGTACTAGTGGTGCCGAGAACCATGTCAACTTGCGTACGGGTGACGCCGAATTCAGTGTTCCAGTCTTGCACAACGGTACCGCTAGGTGCGTAAGCAGTACCCGAGAACAGAGCCTGAGCACGAGCTTTATTCAGCGTCCAGTCGTGGTTCTGACGCATACGGAACAGCTTTGCTTCGCGGACTTTCGCCAGTTGTTCAACTTCGTTAAAGTTATCGTAAGCCGATTTAGCTACGAGGTCTTTTGGCGAAATGAAGTCGTCATGTGGGAAGTGAGGAACAGCAAAGGTGTGCAGCTTGCGCGTACCCATCTTACCAACCGTATTTTTCTCACCACGTACGCGGTCAACCAGCAGAGCGCCATTGATCGTGGACTCTTCAAACATAACGGTGTCAGCAGCAACTGGCTCTTCCGAGAAGATGCCCATCTGGTTGAACGAACCGTATTGGATAGGGATGTTACGTACTGCCGATGTCAGGTCGACAATATCATAAACATTAGTAGGGCTGCGAGTCAGCATTATATATTTCCTTAATTATTAGTAAGTGGTGAGAACGTCAATGCCAGCAGCGGCAAGTTGTTCGTAGGCTGCGGTAGTCAGAGCACCGGCAGTAACCGAAGCACCCATCGTCAGGGACGAGTCCGAAACAGCGCAGATACCACGATAGAGGACGAGAAACTTAGTGTCGGTGGTAGCGGCCATTACGGTTGGGTTAGCTTGACCAAAGGCGTTGCCAACAACAACAGCAGCAGCAACTTGCGAGCCGTCACCAGCCGAAGCTTCAAGCACTTTGTATTTACCAGTGGCGGTAACTTTACCGAGGACGGTGCCGATTTGAATAGTGGCTGCTGGACCATTAACGGTAACAACCTTTTTGCATTGACCCCACTCTTGACCCTCTTCACGCTTGACAACGTTAGAGTAGCGCTGGGTTTCAGTAGCGATAACTGTCATTTTATTTCCTTAATTATTTAGTTGGGAATTGTGCGGCGATGCTAGCTGCCAATTGGGATACTACTGGGTTTACTTCAGCATCGACCTCTTTGGCCTCCGCAGCAGCGCCCGTCTCAGTGAACATCTCACTTTTCTCTTCAGCTTCAAACGAAGCTACATAGCCGCTCAGTACGGTAGCAAACGTGGTATCGTCAAGCGACTCCAGAGATGCTGCCATTTGTGCGCCTTTAACATCGCCCATTACAGCCGACAGCGAAGCTGTACGGGATGCTAGGGCAGTAGCTTTAGCGTTTGCTACTAGGGTAGCTTGAGCTTCTGCCGATTGTGCAAGGGCTGCTTCTGCTGCTTCATATTTAGTTTTGAGTTCTGCGAAGGCAGTCTCTTTTTCAGCAAGAGTGTTCGTAACTGTTTCCAGTTGAGCGCTCAGTTCTGCCGTCTTATCGGCAAGCGCTGTGGCTTGCTCAGTTGGGTCAATCATCGTGATTACTTCCTCTTGTTGTTCGGCTTCCACCGAGTTAAAAACCTTCTTAAAATATTCTTTAAGCATTTCGTTTATCCTTCTTGTCAGCCAACCAATTGGCAAATTCAGTGTGGTCCATTACCATATTCGCTAAACCGTTTTCCAGAGCTTCATCGGAATGAAACATCTTAGCGTCCATGCCAGCAATATCTTCTAGAGAAATACCTGTATGAAGTTGTACATGAGCAGCGAAGTTGTCACCTAAGCGAGTCACATCTGTCTGCATGTCCTCTAGAAACTTATCAGAAAATGCACCATCATTCTTGAATGGAGTTTTACCCGGAGTAGATGCAATGTAGTGAATCTTAACGCCAGCCATGTCCAAAGCTTTGCTAGTATCTGCAACAGCACATACACATCCGATTGACCCTACCTTAGCTTCTGGGTGCATGACAACAAGGTCAGCAACACAAGCAATCAGGTAGCTGGCACTGGCACTGTATGTATCTACATAAGAGATAAGCTCTACTCCAGCTTCATCGCACATGTTGCGGAGAGTTTTAGCACAACTGAAAGCATGCATAGCCTCACCACCCGGAGACGAATGTGTCATCACAATAGTGTCAACACCCATTTTGATAAGCTCACGAGCTTCACGGAGAATACTCATGTAGCTTACACCCTCCGGAGCACATTCAGCCTTGATAGGCTTTGCAGTGAGAGCGCCATCAATCAGAATCTCGCCCACACCACCAATCTTCTCTTGTTGTTTAGGCGCCCGTTTAGTGTCTGCTACAACAGCGAACACTGGTGAGACACCTTGATTACGGCTTGACAGGTATTCAAGGATAGGAGACAATGCTTCCTGTGTGATAAGATGGGGCACAGAAAATGCCGATGCAGCTAACCTACGTAATTCATGCGACATTTTCGCTCCTTATTTATTATTGGCGTTAGCCGTTGATGGATCAACTCCACCGGGCTTCTTAGCCGTACCCGGCCCAGCAGTTTTCATACCCTCGCCAGCCATCGTAGCCTTGCCTGTCATAACAGGGGTGAGCTTTTCCACATCTACAGGCTGATCATCTGGCAGCGGTGCAACACCAAAGAACTTACGAACTCGGTTATAAACAGCCCTGTCACCTTCAATAGCACCAACACTGAATGCCTGCTGGATAAATTTGCCCATTGCTTCCATGTCGATGTCTTCGATATCTTTATAGACAAACTGAGCCATCTTTCCAGTAGACCAGCCATTCATCTGATAGATAGTTTTCATCAAATCGTTATTTAGAACTCCAGCCATCTCACGTAGACGATAGTCAATTGCTAGAGCAAGTACAGAAGTTTTAGCGCTAGCTAAACTAAAGCTACCAGCCCCTTGACTCCCGAGCTTTACTATGTCACAATTAAGTGCTGACAAAATATCGTCTTGGAGGCGAGTAATAATCTTTTCTACATCGTAACGAGCACTGCCTTTAGCTTCCATCAGTTCATACGAGAAAAGTTGGTTGTTTTGCTCATCGTACATATTTGGAACTAGCAAACCCCGCTGCGTCCCATTGTTGTAGGCGTCAATAATAGCTTGGAAAGCTTTGACAGTAGCTTTATCCTCTGCACTAGCGTCTGGGGACATATACTTGGGAGGGATTGCAATCTTTAACAGCCCTTGCATATCCTTAGCAACACCCACAAGTTCATTTTCTTGCAGAAGGGTGAGCATCTTGTAAGACAAGTAGATTGCCTTGTAAATACTGTTACCTTGGGGATTACCACGGTTACCGGAAGCTGTGAAGAGTAGAAACTTCTCACGAGGAATTGGAATCAATCCATTTTCATTCTTTTTATTGATAAAACGGTAGGAGTTCTCAATGTTTGAGATGTTCTGTTGAACACCAATTAAGTCAGCACCGTCTAGGGAGAAATCCCACTTTTCAATGGTGTCTTGGTTCCTTGGAGCTAATCGCTTAATACCTACTAGGCCATCATTATATGCACTGCCGTTGCGAAGCAAACGCCTACGAAGAACTTTCTCATGAATACCAAAACCATACTCAAGATAAGGAATAGCTTCCTCAATAAAGTTACTCCAGCTTTGCCCTTCCATATCGTCCATCATTGTGCGTACGATATTTGCACGAGCCTTATCTGTTTCGTCCGCATCCTTGTGCGGCTCTACATCCCAATTAACCCGACTAATAAACATACGATAAACATTCATAGCCGAACCAACCGTAGGGTTGTGGCGAATCTCGTTTACTGTTTTGTTAAAGTGGGGGTAATTAAATGCTGAATTGCTTTCTGGAAACACTCTACCACCAGACGTACGTAAGCCCACGAAGCCCTGTTCTTGTAGGGAGATTCGCGGGATAGTAACACCTTCGTCTGAGTTGAGTGCTTCGCCCGTAGGCTGATTTGTTTCTGCCATGAGCGTAGTTTCCTCTAATTAAAATACATTGTAGCACAGTAGTGCGTAAAAGTCAAGCTATATTTAATACAATTTAACTATCTTTTTACGCAGATATGCTATATAGTAGGGATTGGGGAGGCTTGTGTCATGCTGGGGATTGAGAAAGACGGAATTTGGACTTGTCTAGCCAAAACTGAAAAGCAGTCCGAAACAGCATCTACCATGTCATCTTTATTCTGCTTCTGCACTTTCAAATCGGCTGAGAATGCTTCAAGCTCTTTGAAAAAATCCTCGTTCCAGTCCCCCCGGAGTACCTTAACAGCCCCAGCCTCGGCAATTGAGCAAAAGGGTAAGTAACGGACTAATTTACCTTTACCTGCTGTAGTGGGTGCTGTTTTGACGGGGATACCGTCCTCAGCTAGAACAGTTCGGTAGAAGTAGTTTGCTGTCTTGCCCGCTGCCGCAGGATCAACTGGGATACATACAGAACAATCCTCTACTCCATCTTCGTGGGCAGTCTGTGCTACCAACTTCAATACCCTATCTGTGGTAAGGCGTTCTCTCACAACATCTTCAATATAGTAAGTACCGAATTTGTCACGACTCATTCTGACGCCTGCTGTCCAGTCGGGGTTATTAGTCTTAGTTTTTTCTTCGGACGCAAAATCCCAAGCTCTACAACGGGCCACAACATTAGCAGGAATTTCGTCTACAATCTTTACCCACTCTCGGTTAAAAAACATAGACCCTTGCTCGCGAGCGGTCCATGATCCGTGGAGATATTTTAACTGGTTAACATAAGGCTGCGCCAACAAACTTGCAAGATAACTATTATTCTTGGGGGGGAGTAGGTAGGGATTATCAAACACATTGGTAGGAACAAACCTGAAACTCTTGGGCATAAACAAACGAAGGCGCTCCTCGTTAGTAAAGGCATTCATTTGAGCTTCTGTCATCTTGTGGGCATAGATAAGACCCTTCTCACGACCATACAACTCATAGCACTCTTCGGGGCTGTCTGCCCAACGAGCTTTGTTATCTTCTACACAGAACCAACGAATACGGTGCTCAGTACCTTCTACTGGGACGCCTGTATCTGGGTCCAAACAAAAGTCTACCCATTCTTTGAGAAATGAGTTAATATCTGGGTTGCATGTGAGGATTAACTGAGGGTGAATTTTGGAACCAGCAGTGCGCATGCGAGATTGTAGAAATAGTACCTGCTTCTCAGACCATTTGTCCGCAGCTTCATCCACCATGACACGAGTAAACTGACTACCTTGCCAAGAGCCTAAGTCCTCGTCACAGGAAATAGCACCAAAAGATATTTCAGCGCCACTTGGAAATTGCCAAACTTTGGCTTGCGTCTTATAGGGAATCTTAGTAAAATCGTTGTAGATGTTTTTTGATTCATCTATTAGCGCTCCACCCTTTTTAAGCTCAGGCTCGTACCTTCTCAAAATTACGCAGCGGAACTCCTTGTCCTTAATGCCATCAAGGTTTTTAGTGAGACAGATGCGGGACTTGCCGCCCCCTGCCCCGCCTCCCATGAGAATCACATCCGTGGTATTGTCCTGCAAAATAAGCCGCTGCTTCTCCGAACAGGGGCCGTATGTTTTCTTAGGTGATTTCGTCATTGAAATCCTTTATTTTTGTTTTTATCTTATTTAGCAACTCCGCTAAATTTACATCGTAAAATGACTCTGAATAACCTTTAAATTTGTGGGTAGGCTGGTTGTAGACTAACCTCAATTCCCGTAGCATCTCAGTCTCAAGTTTATTGATAAGCGAGCCATTACTGTGCTTATACACTTTAAGTAGTTTAAATACCTTACCATAACTCCTATTCAATACCTTATTCCTCTTATCCACTTGAGTGTTTGTAATACCCACCTTTGTGATGGAATCAGCTTCACAGTGCATGACATAAAAGAGTGCTGGCCTGTTACAAGAGAATCCAGATTCGGAGCAGTCTGGACAACCAGACCCAAGCCAGTGGTTGTCTGGGTATGTTGGAAAATCTCCGTGCTCTACACAGGTAATAGTCACAACCGTTTTAGCATTTTTATAATCTAGCTTTTTGTAAGTGAAAAGGTCTGGACCGTGCTGAGCCACTGACCTAGATATAAAGTGGTCGTTATCTGCCTTACGGTGTGCAGCTTGTCTATCATTGGCGCATAGCTTACACCCTTTACCATTTAAGTGGGTGTGCGGTGGCTGTTCAAAAATGGTATCATGAGTTTTACACTTGATTTTTACTTTTATTCTAGCTGTTTTGTAGTCTGCAAAGGAGTAGTCATACTTTTCTCCGTGCACTTCTAAAGCGAGCTTAATAAATTCGCCTAGGCTCATAGTTTGATTGTCAGTTCGCCTTTGAAGGGAGCATTGCTGACACTCGTAACCTTTACTCTTAGCCTTTTTGAATAAACCATGTACAGGGCATACGATTTGAATAGGAATCTTACTACTTAAGTAGCAAACATGAGTACAGTCATATTGCGGAAATTCTTCTAAAATTTCTGATATAATAGTTGTAGTTGTCTTGCGGTTCCAAGCTATCCGTCCAGCCATGCGTCCTCCTCAGGATGTTATAAAATTGTCTTAAGGGAGCACACCAGACGCCTGAGGAGGGACCATCCAATATGCTTTCTTAAAACAACAATAGGCAGAGTGCCTTGTAGCACCCCGCCGAAAATTGTGCGTATCTAGCACGCTTCCTTCCGATACGCTTAGCGCCCAGTTGACGCTCTCTCCACAGTTCCAATCGCTTGCAATCTGAACCCGCAAGGGATTATGGAATTCTTAAATAGGGTGATAGCTTACCTATCAGCACTCCCTTGCTTTCTCAAAGGGCAGACTAACGTGCTTCCGACTTTAACGGCTGACTAATTTCCTGCCTCGCTAATGACAGTGCAGTGGTCTCTTGGTAGCGATACTCAAGATTCTTTAACGCGAGGTGCAGTCTGAACGGCTTACACGTCCTCACTGGCAATCTATCCTGCAATTGGCGTTATTCTGGCGAGGGATGATGGAATCAAACCACCGTTGCGAGGATTTGGAGTCCTGCCGAATATCTCTATCTTAATCCCTCATATTCTTGGAGGAAGCTTTTGCGGTGCCTCCACCGTATCATCCGTCTAGTTGTAACTGACCATGAAAAACTAGCAAACATTATGGTGGCGACTAGAAATGAAATAGTTTTCTATCCATGTAAACTATTTCGCATTCGCCTTGATTGGTTGCGGAGGGCCGAGTCGAACAGCCACGTAGCGGCTTATGAGGCCACCATTCTACCAATTGAATTTACCCCGCCATTGTTATCGCTCCGTGTCCACCTTGGAATTGTGCCGTTTTTCAGGTCACGCCAGAGGGTAGCACTCCGAAGACTTTATAGGGCGTCCCCTAATTTCCATTTGGCTGTGAAGATTGGGCTTGAACCACTGACCTGATGATTAACAGTCATCTGCTCTGCCAACTGAGCTACAACACAATTGTTCTTGACTTATCGGAACGGCCAGTCTGCCGGTTGAATTCTCGACTCCGACTGTGATTCAACAGACCTTTCTGTTGCACAGGAATTCACAACTTGGTGCCGCCTAGAGAAATCGAATCCCTGACCTGATGATTACAAATCAACTGCTCTACCATCTGAGCTAAGGCGGCTAAATCTACAAAACACTTTCGGAGTGACCTGTATTACGGTTCAGAACCTACAGGATTGTAGCCACGACAGCTACGCGAGTATTGTCCTCGCAAGCACCCACTCCGAAAATATTCTGGTACGAGAGGTGGGAATTGAACCCACGATGTCTCTTAAGTGTGTCAGATTTTAAGTCTGATGCGTTTCAACCAGCTTCGCCACTCTCGCTTATTTTTGGTAGGAGCGGAGAGACTTGAACTCTCAATCCTTGCGGCGCTGGCTTCTAAAACCAGAGTGTATGCCAATTCCACCACGCCCCCTTAATTCTTGACGGCTTATTCTTCACAAGGAGCGCATGGAGTCTAATGCTTTCGCAGCACCTCCTGCCATCTCTACCGTCGCCCTGTCTGCTCTTTACTACTACATTCTGGTCTGAGAGGCTGGATTTGAACCAGCGGCTTCCCGCATCCAAGGCGGGCTGTCTAACCGGGCTGACCTACACTCAGGTAATTCTATCTTACTAGTCTACTTGGCGTCAATGATTTCTAGAAAATTAATCTCAGGAGTATCGTCGTCATCTACTTCAAGCTGCTTAGGACCGCCAAACTTCACATTACTGATAAGCCGCTGCATCTCGTCATTATTGATATCTTGAGCCACTTCGCGCTGCAAGTCAAGAAGTTTCGAAGCTGCTTGCAAAACAATTTTATCGTCTTGGTCTTTCTTGTTCATGAGGTACACTAAGATTTCTACAGCGCTGTCAGACTCTGCATTAAGCTTCTTAAGTAGCGCTGTTAGTTCATGCTTATTCTTTCGGGCAAAGCCCCGTTCTGTCACTTTTAGGTGCCTTGCCATAAAATACTGCTCCGTTTCTCTAATAACAGCCATCATATCATAAGAGTGCGAATTTGTCAAGCACTTTTTATCTTGCATAGATAATTAATATGCTATCCTATTGATTTTAAACAACAAACTTCTATTTTGAATAGATTTGTGAATAGAAAAGACTTGACAGCGGTACACTTGTGTGTTATAGTTATTTGTTGCAGTACCCAATCTGGGTGCTATCATACCCAAAAATAGTCCTTGCATTCCTGTTTCCTCTCAGATACACTTTAGATTCACATCAACGAAAGGAATACCAATGCCTGCATACTACTCAGAAGAACGCTTACCAGATGAAATGGGCTTACATGTCTACTACCGCCTGCCCGGAGGTAAACTGACACAATACTTAGTAAGTTGCCCTGTGCAGCCCATGGAAGCTGCTATTGAATTTTGCACGAAAGCTGTACGAGACACTGTTCCCAATGCTTACAATCTTGCTGTTCTGGCTGTTATCCCCGGAGGTAAGGTTTGAGCGAATTAGACAAATTTATCCTTGAGTACGAAGCTGAAGAGGAAGCATCTGATATGCACTTTAGTCTCTACTCTATCCCATCCACCTACAACGAAGAGGAAGCCTGATGACCCTTGAAAATACTATCCTTATTAACCCCAATCTGTACGTACTGTGTCAAGAAGCACAAGAACTTATCCAAGATGGCTGGACCTTCAAAGAGGGATATCCTGTGCAAATTTCATGGCAATTCCACGCCATCCTTGAGCGTGAGCCTCCTAAGAAAGCTGGTCGTCCTCCTAACAGCGCAGCTAAATAACATTTTTAACAGGGAACTTAATGACTAAGCGTGCACCCATTACACGTAAGAAAAAGATTGAGGCTGAAATGCCTAAGCCTTCCGCTAAGGACAAATTCTTTGCAGATATTGCGGAGGAAGAAGTCATGCGACAAGCCCCTGTAGCCAAGTTTGTACCTGCTACACAGAATCAAAAGAAGGCTGTTGCCATGCTCCGAGACGGTGTGCGCGTCTTGTTCCTACAAGGTTCGGCTGGTACAGGCAAGAGTATGCTTGCTGCTTGGTGGGCTGCTACTCTCATGAAAGAAAAGAAGATTGAGAAGATTTATCTTGTCCGTCCTAACGTTGCCACTGGACGCTCTGCTGGATCACTCCCCGGAACAGAGGAAGAGAAGCTTGCCCCATTCTTTGCACAAACAGTGAGCCACCTATCCACATTCATGGGCGCTGGATTTATGAACTACTGCCTGCGTAACGAACTCATTGAGTACAAAAGCGCCGAGTATATGCGGGGACGCTCCTTTGAGAATGTTGCCATCTTGGCCGAAGAGGTTCAGAATTTCGATGCTAGTGATATGGAGATGCTGCTTACTCGCCTTGGCAAGGGCACCACCTACCTTATGACTGGCGATGGCAAACAAAACGATATGCGCGGCAACAGTGGTCTTGAACAGACTATCGCCCTTATCAACCGTATGGTAGATGATCAACCAGACTACCTCAGTGACGAAGACCTTGACAACCTGCAAAACCTCGTCGGCAGCGTCACCTTCCTGCCTGAAGATTGTGTTAGAGATGGTATTACTCGCTCTTTTGTAAAAATGTATTATCATAATTAACTATGCCAAGAATTTATAATAGGAAAAGCTACGTAGGTGAGAAGTTTGGTAGACTCACCGTCCTTACCGATCTGGAAGATATCAAAAAAGGTAATTTGAATATACGTTTAGTGGCTACTTCTTGTGACTGTGGTGCTCGACATACTGTTCGTTTACATTCTCTAACAAATAGCACAATAGAATCTTGTGGTTGTCTCCGTTTGGAAAAAGCTAAACAAACTTGTATCGACCGTAACACAACTCACAATGATAGCGGAACTAAAGAGCATGTAGCTTGGAAAGCTATGGTGAAGAGGTGCTATAACGATACCGGCCCAACTTATAAGTATTACGGTGAGCGGGGTATTAAGGTCCACGAAAACTGGCTTAATAACTACAAGCAATTTTTATTAGACATGGGTCGTGCGCCAGATGATTCCTCCGATTGGTCTGTTGGCAGAAAAGACAACAACGCTGATTACTCTGCAAGTAATTGTGTTTGGGAGGTCTGGGATAACCAAGCCCGTAACAAAGGAATGCAGACGAACAACACATCAGGTTTTACAGGTGTGTCAAAAAGATTTAAGAGAGGTATTCTACACTTTCAAGCTTACTGGGTAGACTCTGGAGTGCGCCATGAGCGTCTATTTTCTGCTCAAAAGTATGGTACAGAAGAAGCTTTAGCGTTGGCAGTAGAGTGCAGAAATACTATGATTAACGAAATGAATACAAGAGGTGCTGGGTATTCGCCTGAGCACGGATTGCCACGTAAAGTAAAGGGTCTGCTATGACTTCTATTAAAATTGAACATCCTTTCGGTGCTCGTGCTGGTTCTGGGGATTCTGAAATGTGTTACCCGTTCGATGTATCCTACATTCCCGTTCGCTGTGGGACGTATATCATCAACCTGAATCGTGCTATTGAGGAAGTGGCACAATTTGACTACGCCATTCAAGCGATGAACATGGCTAACGAAGACGACGAGATTGAGATTCGTTTACAGTGCCCCGGAGGCTCTTTGGACGCAACTGACGCCCTGATTCATGCCATGCGAAGCTGCAAAGCACCAATTCACACTGTAGCCACAGGTAATTGCTCTAGTGCTGCCAGTGCTATTCTCCTTGAGAGCCATTCTTTTGAATTGTCAGATGGATTTTCTAGCCTCATCCATTGTGGCTCTCTTGGGGCTGGAGGTGCGTTTAACGAGTTCAATGCGTCTACTAAGTTCCATCAAGAGTTCATGCCATCTTGGATGCGAAAGACTTATAATGGCTTCCTAACGGACGAAGAGATTGAAGGTCTTATTAAGGGTCAGGATATTTGGTTAAATGCAGAGCAGTGGGGGGAGCGTTACAACAAACGTAACGAGTGGGCCGCTAAGATTATGGAAGAAGCTATGAAGCCTGCTGCTAAGCCTCGTAAGAGTCGTGTTAAGAAAGCTGTTGACACAGCACAAGAGACGTAGTACTATAGACCCATCGGCTCAAGAGGCTCATGGGTCTTTTTAATTAGGGATAGAGTTATGAAAATTATCTACAAGAGGGGCGACTTACTCTCCTGCGAGGAGCCTTGGATATTGCATGGCTGCAACGCTCAAGGTAAGATGGCTAGCGGAGTTGCTAAGCTTATTCGTGCCAAGTATCCTAGTGCTCACACAGTTTATATGTGGCAATACGATAATGAGGAGATGCAGCTTGGGCGAGTGACTTACGCACAACAAGACGATGGGAAGACAATATTCAATGGCATTACTCAAGAGTTCTATGGCAAAGATGGTAGGAAATACGTCAGCTACAAAGCTATCGAGGATGTGCTATGGTGCCTAGATCAGACAGCAGCGGCGCAAGACAAGATTGGCATCCACGTAGCAATGCCTATGATTGGTGCAGGGTTGGGCGGAGGTGATTGGGATGTCATTGAAGCCTTAATTGAAGAAAATAGTTTTAACTTTCAACCAGTGGTGTATGTATTATGAAAATCTACTTAGTGGTAGAAGAATACAAGCAAGTCAAGTCAGTGATCACTTGTTGGGAAGATTACGATAGAGTTGACTACTCCTACGAGGGTGCTAAGAAATTATGCGACAGGTGGAACGAAGCTTACCCGCATATTAAATACTCCATCAAAGAGGTGGAGCTATGAGCCACGGTAAAACATTCTTAGTGTTCCCAAAGTCCACAGAACAAATCATGTGGGAGAGTATTCGTCACGAGCTTTCTCGGCAGTATGTTGTGCCAGAACATATGTCAGCAGCGGATATGGCAGAATTCATTGTAAAGCTCAGCGGAGTTAAGCTACACACTGTAGGAGTTAGTTATGAAGGCTCTTAAACGCCTCTGGCAAACAATCGAAGCTTGGTATAATCACGGCATGCACTGGAAAGACTTCTGGTTTTATGTACAGGATGACGACGACAACGAGCTTAGCTCAGAGTTTATCGAGTGCTACAAACAGTCTGACATTGTGGCTTATTGCACACGTGTAGATGGTAGCAAATATTATTTATTGTCCAGTGGACGAAAGGTGGAAGTGTGAGCTATTGCCGATGGAGCAGCAACAATTGGAAGTGTGACCTATACATATACCAAACCACTAACGGCTACTACACCACACATGTAGCTCGTAATCGCGTTGTCGGGGAAGTACCTTTCTCAGATTGGAGTAGTCCTGAAACACTATACGCTTCGGAGAAGGCTCAGGCTGACTTCTTAGACACATGTAGGCGGGAGCCTATTGGCCTCCCTTGCGATGGCATGACATTTGAGTATGACTCTCTGACAGACTTGTGTGCCAGTGTTGTAAAACTGCAAGCTATGGGGTATATTGTGCCGCAGTGGGTGGTGGATGGTATTTTGGATGAGTTAGAGGATTTAGATGATGAGTGTGAATGATATTACAGGCGACCCGATTCGCACGGATGTGCCTTCTAAGAAATACAAGGGTGGCTGGGAGTTGATTTGGGGAGATAACGGCCCCTCCTCTGGTGCTAGTGATGAGGAGCTTATTGAAAAGATTGTTGAGCGTGATAGCAAAGAGCCTATGCCAGAAAGCTGCACCCGTTCTACTATGGTGGCATCGTGAGCACAATAACAATCCTAGAACATTCCTCAGCCAGCTACGCCCCTCGCACATACGCTAATGCTGCCAAGGGTGATGTTACTATTGCGCTTGCTGTGGACTACACTACAGCAGGAGAGAGGCTTACGCACAAGGCTGCTGGGGATAAGTATTTGAAGCTTGATCCTTGGGATAAACGTGAGCACAATGCTGCACTGCTAGACGAATGGCTTTATGCTATTGATGGTAAAGTAATCAATGTGGCAGGTAACGGTATTTACACACTTATGAAATACAGAGTCTCACAAGCTAAGGTGAATCAGTATCTTTTGGATGTACTCACCATCGTCCATAGCGCTACACCAATCACTAAGATTGTCTCCGGTGGACAGACTGGTGTAGACATTGCAGGAGGATGGGCAGGAGTGAAGCTGGGCATTGATGTTGAGCTTTTGCTGCCCAAAGGGTTCAAGCAGCGTCATGAGGATGGGATTGATGTGACGCATACACGAGAGGAAATAATGGAGCAATTATATGCTGACTAAAGACGGCTGGAAGCTCTCTGCAAGTGTCCAATGGGAGCCATTAGAATATGATGAGGAGGTTACTTGCCTAATTTGCAGAGGTAGTGGTAAGGGCTTTTCTTGGGATGAGTACAATCGACCACCTTGTTATTCATGCGAAGGGATTGGTTTTCGATACACCAACCACCCTCGTGGGCAGCAGCCCCCTGTAGACCCGGAGCTTATGAGAATGCTCCAAGCCGCTTATCAGGAATGGCTTAAGCTGTCTTCTTCCTCTCCTTAGCCTGCTTCTCCTGCTTCTCCCACAGTTCCTTGTAGGCTGGCAACTCATCCTTCCACTTCTTGACAGCTTGCAGGATGGTGTTGCGGTCATACCCCCACTTGGAGGACAGGCTGTCCAGCACCACGCCTGCTGCTCGCTCCTCACAAATCTTAGCTAGATGTGGGTATGGAATACGGAGGGGCCTCCCTAGACGAGTCCCTTGTGCCTTGGTGCGAGCAAGGCCATCCTTAGTACGCTCTACAATACTGTCCCTCTCATTCTCAGCGAAGATGGCAAACACCCCCAACATCACCTTACCCATTGGGGAGGACAGGGGGACATTCCCAAGCTGGAGAATAATCACCTCAATCCCCTGCTCCAACAATCCCTCCACCATCGTCAGTACATCAGACGCCTTCCTACCAATCCTATCTACCCTTGTAAATACGATAGTGTCTCCTGCCATTACAGTGGCTAGCATATCTGCAAATGCAGGACGGCTGCGAGCTTTCATCTTCCCGCTTACAGCGTGCTCCTCAAACCATTTGTCCACTGGCACCTTCTGCTGAAGCTCGATAACCTGACGCTGATTATCGCTCGTCTGCTCGTCCCTACTCACGCGCCCATATCCGTAAATTGCCATTTTGTTGCTCCTTATTTATATACAACTCTCAGGTTGTAAATGTGTTTTACAGCTTATGGGTTGTAGAATATCACGAGTATGCAAAACGGTCAAGCACTATTTTCATATGCGTGAATTTAGGCGGGATTCTTCCTATATTTTTGGTCTGATAACGCGCTCAGACAACGCGCAATCGTCAGGCACGAATACTTGTCAGAGAGTAAATATGGGGGCAATTATTACTACTTTATGGCGAGGGTAATTTTAGGATAAAAATTTTTAGGAAAAGGGCGTATTTCAACACTATCTGTAGTAGGCTTGGGAGGGAATATTTGGCAGAAGATTGGTAGGATATTTGTAGGCTATTTGTAGGGAAATTATATTTATTTTAGGGGTATTCAGGAGGGAGTGGGGTGTTTCTGATAAGGATTAGGAGGCACAAAGGGTGTTTAACTGCCCCGGCCTGCCCTGATTTGTGCGTTCTAAGCCGTTAAAATATGCCTAGGAGACGCGTTCATTGGGTGCCTGCTACCTACCCCTACCCCACATTTGAACGCCTTATACGTCCTCTAATCGCTTCCTATGAATTGGTATTACATCCCTATCTGTATGGATAACGACTGATTGCCATACTCTGTCACCCTCTGCCCCTGTGTGCGTATGTCATTGATTGGTAAGGGAATGGGGCATCTGTAAGGGTGCATAGGCTCACATAGATAGGCTGCTGTAGGCAGGCTTGCCCCTGTAGAAAGGGGGCTTTTGGCGAGGCTATGATGCCCTCTGTGTGTATGTTGCTGCGAAGAAACATCTGCTCATTATGTGTTGCTTGTGTGCAATACTTACACTCACCAGTGTACTTTATACAAAGAAGAATGACGCGATGAGCGGTGTAACCCATCGGTTACTAATAGTTATCCACAGCCCACCCTAGTTATCCACAGAGTTATCCACAGGCAGAATAAAGTTATCCACAGGTGTAATACTCTACCAATACACCCCCACCCTAGAGATGATTGTCTACTTGTCCACATATAAGCCTCCCCTAAGCCCCTCCCTCACAACACCCTACCTTACCTACTGCCTCCTGTGCTAGCGTCGCTCTGTGCCCCTCCTATAGCCTCTGTAGGGACGTAAAAAAGCCGTCTCTAGGACGGCCCCTCATGTGCTACTTTCTTTGCCTGCTGCCTTGCTGCTTTCCTCTTTGCCTTATCCACTACATACCGGCACCACTTCTTACTCCCACTCTTACCAGTGCAACATCCCCACCTGCACTCTAACTTATCCCTTCGGCTATGCCCGTATGCCTTCATATCACCCCCTTGCATCCATCCAACCATCATACCATGCGTCATAGTCATTACTAGCCCATGCATAAGGATTATCATCCCTACTCACCCCCCTACCATACGCCTTATGTCCCTGCTCGTATGCTGTCATAACCTACCCTCCCCAATAACCCCTTAAGCAACGTATGCCGCTCTACCAACTCCTGTTTCCTCTCTTGTTCCACCTGTGCGGGAGACTTCATCCATAGTGGGAGCTTATAGAGATGCTCATAAGGATTAATCTCTACTTGGAATAACTGTCCGCTCATAATGGCCCCTTATTCACCGTCGCTGCACTACCTACCCTAGCCACTTCTGTACCATCCATGTTCAAGCAGCGTATAGCCACTGTATCAGGATTAATCTGTTTGTATAAGGCCCACTCTTCAGAGTACCAGCGCATCTCGTAATCATGCATAGGGGTCTTAGTAGCCACGCTCAAGGGCTGCCATACGTTACCCTTATCCTGCTTGCACTCGTATTTGTATTTGTAGATACTCATTTCATTTCCTCAACTTTACTCACAACGATATTTCTTACTTTCACAAGCAATGTATTCACAGCTTGGATATCGTCAACCGAACAAGTTACAATAAGCTGTGGACCAAAATGCCCGTTCCACTCTAGGCTGTCAATTCCAATTTCCTTTGGAAACCAACTCAATATTACTTCGTAATCCTGCGCATCCATAATCAAGAATTCTTCGACGGTCATCACAACACCAAAAGTAATACTGTGCAATTCTGTATACATCATTTCATTCCCTCAATACGCGCCCTGTGCGCCTCGACATCCTGCATAGTTAAAATGCTAGCTTTGCTAATCCTGTACTCCCCTGTTGCAAGCAAATTGGACAGCCATTGCAAGGAATACCACTCACTAGGGAAAGCACAGCCCCGCTGCTTACCAATGTAGGGCACCCAATCTGTATATTCAGTGGCACGAATACTGATGGCTTGTTTTCTCATTTCACCCCCGCGCATGTCATCCCTAAACAAAACCCGATAAATGCGCTGTCTGTATCACTGTCCGTATAGTGATGGAATTGCCCGTTTAGTTCAACAATACCTAAAGGGAAATTAACATGCTTCAGTACATCTTGACTAGTGACAACACGTTCAAATAGAATTCTCTTTTCTTGCCTGTTCATTTCGCCATACTCCTAAGAATAATCCGCGTTCGCGGCTTTGCGCAGCAAGAATTCATTAGCCTTAAACATGACACATGCTTCGGCCTCCTCTTTTGTCAAGCCTGCTGCAACGCAAGTACAAATAACTTCATACCCCAATCCTTGACGTTGGCTCACCACATAGCAACCGCTCTGAGGATTATGCCACATAAAGAAAGGCGAATACTGCTCAGCCTGTTCTACGTCGGAAACGAATGTTACTCTCTGATTCTTAAGCATTTGGAGGTACATTGTGTTTCTCCTTATCCATCACTCTAAACGACTCTTGCACCCCTAACATCCACTGCTTTGCATCTTCTGTGCCATAATCGTAGGGGTTCCCGTCCCACCAGCAGTACCACGAGTCCCGGCCCCTGTCATATGCAGTTCTGTACAAGGGGTCAAAAGAGAAATCGTAATCTATCATAATCAACCCCTGTTAGTGGTGTGCCACCTCGACCGCAAGCTATCCATAGGCAAGCCATTCTTCCGAATCAATGCATGATGCTCTTGCACCTTGGCAATACGTGCATCCTCTTCTGCTTCGTGACGCGCCTTGACAATAGCCACAGCCTTGGCAATCTTCTCTGCCGACATACCTTCCAACACATCGCTGATATGGTCAACGAATGGTTTACGCTCCAAGTCTGCCAGTTCGCCCATGCTAGGCTCAAAGCGGTATTTACTGCCGTTGATGTAGCGGATTCCGGTGAAGTAGGCTTTGGACATTTTAGGCTCCTGAGTGGTTAGTTGATGTATTGATTATGGGCCTCCACTCAGGCCCTGTCAAGCTTATTTCAAGCTAATCTCATCTTGAGGATTTTATACAACAAATCAATCTCGTCCTTGTCTTCCACATACTTACCACCTACAGGCCATGCGTAGTAAACAACCTTACCATCACGCACAAGCTGCCCTATCATCTTCTGAGCCACTTGCTCCCTGCGCTGCAACACTTCATCGGCTTTGGCTTCCAATGTGAAGCGGCGTTTCTCGCGTGCATTGAGTTGAATTTCGTTCATGATCAGTTGCTCCAGAAAAACACACGAACATCACGATTGTCCAACTCTACCACTACAGCGTTAAAGCCACGTGCGCGGTGAAACTCTGCCTCACTGGTTGCCATACCCATTGCAGAGAATTGGCCGGAGATGTGCATTTGCTTGTTCATGATGTTTTCCTTTAGTGGGGTTCGCTTGGTATGTATGAACTATAGCAAGCCTAAAACACCATGTCAAGCTTATTTTAAGCTAATTTCTATCGTTGTAAATTATCAACACCATCAACCATATTGGACCTGTGAGAATAAATATAGGAAACAACACTGGCATTGCAACGAATGCCACAGCCCTCAATAAATTCAGCATTTCACACCCTTCTTAGCGGCCTTATAAGCTGCCATAAAATCAGCCTTCCAATTCCTGTCAATAACATACCCTTCCGAATAAGCGTCATCATCTGGGCAACCATCGTTCTTAAACTCTTTGTCAAGGATGGCGCACACTGCCTTTACTTCTGCCTCATCGCCCTCTACAATCATCCAGACCATACCGCGTTGGAAGCTGCCTTCTTTCTTCTGCTCGTATGCTTTCATGATTTGTTCTCCGCTATGTGTTTGCCTACTCGATGTAATGAATTATACACCCTTCAACGAAGCATGCAAGCTCTTTTTAAGCTAACTCCACAAATAAACCAACAATCCCACCATGATAGCCACAGAGAGGGCTTCCACCATTAGCCGCTTCATCCCCAATACTCTTCCTGACTTCCAAACGTCATCCACCCTACTGTCTGAAGCTCTTTCAACGTATCTTGAATGATGTATCCGGCATACCCTCTGTCTGTGCCCAAACTCGCAATACCATTGTTGCCAATTTCAAGGAAACAAGCTATTGCAGCTATCTCCAAAGCTTTAGGAAGATTGATTACTTCCCGATTTTGGTTCGCTGCCCTGAACGACGGCACAAACTCATACACAGCTTTCCATACTAATCTTTGACTGAATTTCATTTATAATACTCCTAAAGAACAAGGTTCACCCTGAAATCACAATACCATTCGGCGTCAGCTTTACCATGTACACCACATCAGGCGCATACAGCGTCGTCCCATTAATCCCGCTCGTTCCCACACTAGCACCAAAAATTGTCACCTTTAGCCCTGCATCACTGAGCATCAATCCATAGAATTCTGCAAACTTGGCGGGGTCAGAAGTGACAGCACGCGCTACGGCTTCAGCACAGGCTCTAGGAGACGCGCAAACGATGTAGCCTAGGCTTTGCCCTTGGACGGACATAAAAGCGCCTGTAAAGGGCTTAGAATGCGTCTGAGGCACATTGGCTGCTATTCCGGGGATGGCTGCATTTACTGTGGCGCTGTGGTCTTGGATTGGTTCGCTAGAACCTCCTCCGCAAGCACTAAGCGTTAGCGTGATGGCTGCTGCGATGAGAGTGGATTTCATGTCAAGCCTTTATGTTGTTAGGTGCTAGCGGTAGATATCGAAGTCTACAATGCCGCCGGTTTCGGGTGATAGGCTTTGGCGTCCTATTCTAAGCTTTCGCCCCCTAGCCAGTGCGTCTACCAATTCCGCCACGCTAGCGTTAATCATTTAGAACATTCAGGCTAACACATCATTTCATTCTTGTCTGTTGTATTTATGCAAATCAGTCTGTTTTTGTGCACATGTTACCCTCGACCTACATTAATCGCCATCAAGCCATACTCTACACCATCACAGTACAGATTGGCAACTCTTGTTACAGCCTCGCCCTTAGTCTCAGCAGTCACTGTGGCAAAGTATTCGCCGTATCTGTACACTTTGTAAGTTTTAATCATACTGTCCCCTGTGTGGCCTAGCGGCCTGTGTTGTCTCTCAACCGATGCAATCAGTGTGGCACAATAAAAATTACAATGCAACGTTTATTTACATAAAAGATTGTACCAACTCAACAACACAGACCCGCTTTTATGTTCAATCGTTGCCTGTCTGCAAGTGCGTCTAGTTGTGCGCCAGCGGAAGATTTCCCACACATCCTTAACAGACATTAGATTAGTACTGTACTCTGTCACCCCCGACCTGTCAACCCATTTTACCAGATAATTGTTGCAAATAATAGGTGCTGTTATTACGGGCTGTGTTTTAATAATGACATACTCCCACGTAAAACTGTAAGCACTTTTTGTTTTACCTTTACAACAACCCACAATACAACTCTTTGATGCTTTAGGATACCCATTTTCTCTGCACCACAAAGTAGCTGCTGTTATGCTTTCAAATACTTTACTGTTGGAGCATAACACAGATTTTTTCTTAGTTCTGCGCTCTTTAATAATAGAAAGCCTCCTGCCACGCTTTGCTAATAATTTGCTTTCCTCGGATTTGGGTACACCTTTGTTAAGCACACTTAGTTTCTCTTTAGTTGCCTCTGATGCCTTCTTACCTGTTCTTGCGGCTGAAACTTTCTTTCTAGTTTCTGACGATGCGAAAGTCGTATTACCCCCTCCGTGTGTCAAATTACAAAGATCATGCTTACAATCTCTGTAGAATTTTATTGTTTCGGCCTCTAACTCTATTGCATCATCTGATGTAAGTTTGGATTCTATAATCTCAACTGTGAAGCCGTAATTCTCTGCAATGCATCTCCAGTGGACATTTCTTCCTTGCGATAGCCATGCCCGCTTATTGCAACCCTTACCCACATAAAAAACTTCATTGTTATCTTTACGCCTGTGCAAATATACATAGTAGTGCTTGTATTCCATATTCTTATTCTACCCCTATAAACAATAAAGGCCAGCTTACCCGTAAGGATAGCCAGCCTATTCTATATATCATTCTGTGTCTAACTACTGCATTCTTTATTACTTACTGCTATATACTACTATCAACCTTGTTCGAATATTTCATCTTCAGTCATAAGCCCCCTTACCCCCATAGCTCAATAAAGAGGCAATGAAAGTAAAGATGACCTATGCTGAGGATGAAACACCGAACAAGAGAAAGAAGCTGTTAAGCTCCCATCAACCCCGTCCCGAATGATTCCACGCACTCCAGCCCGTCGCCCCGCCCGAGCTTTCACTCGAATACAGCCATTATACGCCTAGTGTGCAGATTTGTCTACGATAAGTAGTGCGCTATCTAATATTTATTTCTACTGTAACGATACAGTAGTTTAAGTAGTGCACGATCTAATTGCTCACTATTGTACAGGTTGACAGCCGTATCACTACGTCCAATGCTGCGCTCTGCTTGCCTTCTGCTTAGCTACAGGTTTATTAGGGTAAGCTCATCACACCCCCTTCGTGACGCTAGTCACAATCTTATGCCATTCCTCTCCAGCTTCATAACCAGAAATACTAATCCACTGGTAATCCCTAATCTCCAGCCATTCTGTCACGCTGTCAAGGTTATTGTCAAGTATCCACCCTTGCACCTCTAGCACACAATGCCCCTCTCCGTGTGCAGCACAGAACACCAGCCGTGAAGGTATGCCAGCCTTCCGACACAGTGCCCGACAAGCAAGGGCAAAATCTTCGCAATCCCCTTTGAACGGAGTCACACCAGCATATACCGGACATTGCCAATGTTCAATGTCTTTGTATTGGTCAATATCTGTGATGTATGTAAAATTACGCTTCACTTGCTTGTGGATGGCGTCAAGCTGTTGTTTTAGGCTAGGCATTAACAATCCCCCTTTGGATTAGCTTTCCGAAGCTCCACACAGCCCACAGGAGGCGTTACAACCTCTCCAATGCTAAAAGGGATGGGCGTAGGCTCTGGAAGGCGTGGCGGTGCCTCGCAAGCCGTTAGAATGGCTGCTGCAACTAATAGCGATAGTTTCATCTTCATCCCTGCAACTCCTCCACATATGTAACCCAAGCATCATGGGCCAAAACTTGCAACATATCAGCATCTTGCTCTTCATAATCTTTTCCAAACTCAACAGCCCATGATAGATGGCTGTCAGCATCCCGAAGCGTTGTTACAAGCTCTAACAGCTTGTCTGCCTGCTCTTTAGTTATCATCCCACACCCCATTTTCAACTAACACAGCTTTAGCGTATTCTTGCACGCCATCTGTACCTGTACTAACTGCAATCTCTGTTAGTGCCTCAATTAGAGCATTCGCAAGGCTTTCCACTGAATCATACATTCCGTGCCTCTTTCGTCTCAACACAAACCATTGCACAAAATGTCTCAACAGCGTAGAAATAATTTAAGCTGCGAACGTGTCGGCTTTTAATATAGCTGCGGAAGTCTTTACGCACTCTGCCGGAGTAGTGCCCCTCTCTTATGTTTCGACTAAGCATTCCGCGCCCTCTCTTCCCGATCCAGCATCACAGCCTTGGCTGCATTCACTTCGTCATAGCCGACATTGTAGCAGTGTGTGAGTATGTCCGCATCAAGATTGTTGATAGGGGTTTGCCCACCATGTAACAAGCAATCAGAGACAGCATAGACGTAGCTGTCCCATGTATAAGCCGTATTCATTCCTTCACCTCCAAAGCACGGCACACACCAGACACCAATACATGTTGATTCAGTCCCAAATTCTTATATGCAAAATAAGCAATGATGGCAGCTTGCACACTGTTATAGCTCGCATGCAATTCCTCAATGTGAAATGACGGCTTTGTTTCTGTCACACCTTGGAACGTACCAATGTATTTCACCACCTCGATTGCATCGCCATCAAAATCATATTGGAAGCGGTCAATCACCTTGCCCCATGGAAATTTGTTCATAATATCCTCCCACCTCATTAGAGGCTCTGTAAGCCCTCGTAACCACGTTTGGCTACGCTGCTATACCTTTGTGTCTGTTATGGCCTTGTAGGCCCCTTAAAACGCTTCCTAGAGCTATTGTTTGTAAGTGTACAGCACCAAATACCCATCTGAATCTTTTTGTACGTCCTTTACCTCACTCAATTCGTCATTACCTCCGGCATATTCCCAGAAATAGACACTTTCATCTGGCATCTCTAGCAACGCCCTTGCTAATTCGTGCGCGGTCATTTGTCAAGCCTCAACACTTCAATAATTTCCTTAGCATACAGGTAATCCGCATGCTCTGTAGTGTCACAGTCGCGCATTATCTCTAATGCCCTAATGATGACGTTAAGCTCATTCGTATTCATCTGCACATTGTGTGTTGTTTCTAACATAGTAATCATTTTATTCTCCTAGTCAACATCATTATATAATGTTACCTCTGAACCCGGCCCACCATCGCCGTAAGTGAATCCCGTAACATCTTCCCATCCCTCAGCATCTGGGCACCAGCTTAGAATAGGTTGATCAGGCGTATTCAATAGCATGTGTGCTAATTCGTGGCTTGTCATTTTGTAATCCCCACACCGATAGCGCGTAAGCTGTCTACGGCCTCATTCTTGTAGACTAAAAATTTGGCGTATCTTACATCATTCTCGTCTGTGAGGCACATTACAGCCATAGCTGCCGCAATCTTATTAACAGCTTCCAATACCACATCTGCCTGCTCTTTTGTAAGCTTGTCCATATCAATCCTCCTCATCAAATTTGTAAGCGGCGCTCTCAAGAGCAAAATTAAGCGCTCGGCACACCTCGTAAGCCTCCTGTGTGTCTACGCCTTTGTGCACCAGCGTATTTACACCTTTAAGATTTCGATTACTCATGCGCACATTGTTTTTGTTGTCTACAAAAAATCTCACTAACAAATGTTGTACCATTATATATCCCCTAATCTTCCACTTTAGATGAAGACTTTAGTCTTCCACAATAATAAAATCACGCTCCAACACTTCCGCATTTACCCAATCCCGCACACCATCTGAATCTATCACAGTATATTGTCGCTCCTGCTTGTCAAAGTTAAAAATACGCCCCACTACTAACAACCGTGGCTCATTCTCTGCGCGAGCAATGCGAGAATACAGAGGGAAAAGGAATTCTGTCATGTTATGCTCCATCATCTATAGGCCAATCATCATTTGACATTTCGTCAATCTGTGCATCTCTGCGGCCAACACGCCATGCGCTAGCGAATATGTACGTAGTAAATGGGCACTCTGCATCAAAATCAGAATCATACCCTTGTTTGTAAGCTATGTCGAATTCTGCATCAGTCATGTTATGCTCCCGCCAGCACATTATACGTATTCTTAAGCAAAGCCTCAACAACAGCCTCAGCACTCCAGCCGCGAGCCTTCAGGTAGCTAATGGCATTCTTAAGGCCAAAGGTTTTCATAGTGTTACGTGCCCGTTCCATTTGCGTACGCTTCTGCTTAGCATCCATGTTGGTACCCCGCTTGTAGGAACAATTTGGGTTGACAATTTCACTATCTGCAAAGAATTTGGTGTCAGACATGTTCATTTTATGGCCTCGTTGTGTTATGTTTAAAAGCACTTATAACCGCTAGTTGGAATCGAACCAACCCTTGATTCTTAAGCAACTGGAATCGCTTTAGTCTCTGTCCGCCCTAAGATGTTCCAGCATCCCTTGCAGTAGCGGTTATAAGTGCTTTGTTAGTGAGTTCATTATCAGGCATCTTGCGACACCTGTCAAGCTTATTTTGAGCTATCGCCATGTAAAACAACAATATCAAAACAATCTTCCAGTGCTTTCGCTGTGTACCAAGTGATGTTACCCCGGCGATTGACAAGGTACATAGGTTTGTTGTTCTCGTCAGCATCAAGCAAGCGGCCCACCACTACAACCTCATCGAAAATTTCTTTGTCTTTGATGATTGCGCCAAGGGGGAATTTGAAATTGTGCATTTTGTGATTTCCTTAGATATTTGAGTTAGTCTTTTGCAAGACAGTGAAGCTATTATGGCACAGCTTGTTAGGCTGTGCAAGCTTTATTTAAGCTAAACGCCAATCTGGAATTCCACACGCATACCGCTAGGATGCACAGCGATATAGCCCCACTCCTCCCGAGGATAGCACAGCGATTGAATGTTGGCTTGCTCCTCTGCTTCCTCTTTCGCCCATTCGAACGTCTCACCCTCACCAAAGCCGATTTCAGCACCGAAGCAAACGATTGTGTATGTGTAGAGGGACCCCTCCGGGGCGCTACCTTTGGTAGTGGACATGATATTCTTTCGTTAGGAGGCTGCGCCGTTCGCTGCCAATAAACACAGTATACAGGGTTTTTCAGAACATGCAAGCTCTTTTTAAGCTAAATTGTGTTGTATCTTATCCACAAACCCCGTCCACCTGAAACGGCATATCAAGATAGTACAAAACTGTGCCTAACTTTTCGTGCACGTAAACATCGTCTGGCTCATCTCGGCTGTACTCCTGAGAATTACGGAAGTCATCAAAATACGTTTTGTCATAGATGCTCAGGGACGGATCACCGATTGTGAAGGCTCCTAGACGCTCGCTAGGGCATTTATCTAGCAAGGCTTGCAGTTTGTCCAGCCATTTGGTTTCTGCTGCTGTGAGGGGTTTTACGGGCTTCATATCTTAATAACCTTTAAATTCTGCATTGCCATACAACCACATAAGCACCTCTTGCGCGTTTTCAATAGTGTACCCACGGTCGGCGCAAGCTGCAAGGCAGTAATTAAGCGTTGAGCTAATTATCAATTCGTCCGCGCATGTCACATCGGCATACACTATTTCCGGACGGCTATTATTTGATTTGCATGTAATTTTGACTCGCATATCATTTCCCCTTAACAATCTTGTTAATCTCGTCCAACCTAGCTTGCAAAGCTGCTTTTTCCTCTTGTAAAGCTCTAAACTTGTCGGCGCTATGTTCGTCTACAGGTTCTATATGAACCTCTTTGAAGTCTCCACCACCGCCCCATTGCCAAAAGTGTGGAAGATTTACAGCTAGCGTAATCACATCTGACAGCTTCCCTGTGAAAAACCCGAGTGTAGGTTGATGATGACTCCCGCCCATGTCGCAATTAGGGTCTTCGCCTAACACTTGCCAAGTGGCTACTTTTTCCAATTGCGCTTTAGTGAGCCTTTTACCTGTCCATGTTTTCAGGTAGTCGTTAAGTGTTTTCATGATTTATTGTCCAATAAATACAGGTTCAAAAGGGTGAAAATTATCTGTCCACTCTTCACCGTATTGGGCGCGGATTGCACAATTTTCAGAAATCTTAACATAGAAAAAATCATCATCCTCCATGTTCTTAAACTTTGTGTTCAAAGCAATATCTTTAAATTTTACTGATTGCATATTATTCCCCAAACCAAAATTGATTGCAATACTCCAGCAACACACTATGATCGATATGCATGCTGTCAAGCATCGTCCAAGGAGTACCCCAGTCTTGGTATTCAATCCATGCGCGGCAAGGATAACCATCTTCGTCAAGCTCGCCCATGATTCGGACAGCGGGGCCACCTGTGCAGAGGAGGATATAGAATTCTGATACACCCATATCCGCGCCTACAGTGTGCCAGTCCCCGCGCACCTGTACGTCTAAGGCATCCTCTTGGATACGATCGCGTGCTTCGTCAGCGTCTTTGCAATTGCCTGCTGCTGCTTCCAGTTCTGTGAGTTCGCCAGCCTCTTCCGGGTAGAGATTATCCCCATTACAGCGTGCTTCCTCCTCCATCTCCCGCAATTCATTTAAGCGTTCATAGTTGACCGATAGGGCAACAACCATAACGGCAATGCTGCTGTATTGTGCAAGGGCTTGATCCTTGGCGTTGCTAGTGCCAGCAATAAATTCTTTTGGGTAGCTTTTGTTATAGGACATTTTATTCTTTCAAGAGTTGATGAGCTAATTATGAGCTAACTTATGATGTAATGCAAGAATTAAATCCAACTATTTACAGATTCTTCTAAATCCTGCTCGTTGAGATTGTACACATGATGATACATTTTGGACTCAATATCGGTTGCCCACCCCTCCCGCACCATCTTTTGCAAATGTTCAACTTCTTCATCTGACAACACCACAATACAGACATTCTTTTTCATAACGTTTCTCCTTAATTGACCCTGAAAATCCAATATCCCGCTGCTTCCTCTTCGCTGCCATCATATCCGCTAAACTGGTGCCCGTAGCCATCCACATAGGCGTTCTGTGCAGTTTTCTCCCAATCAATCGACACAGCAATAAAGGATGGCATTTTATCTAGGTTAATAACATCGGAGTAGCAATCCTCTACCGTTTCTTTGATGGCGTCAACGTAGATTTCCCAAATTTCACTGTCTTTAATCAAGCGGTATTCGTTGCCGTCAAAGTCGAGCGTAAAATCGTCTGTGCCAATGTTGGCTTCCAGTTCTTCCAGAGCGTCAAAGATATCAGACACTTGCTCGCTAACGTTCTCTTGATTTTCTTCTAACGTAGCATCATTGTCATAATCATCTGGAAAAGGGATAGTGTGCGACTGACTATCACAAATCATTTGCAGGATTTCCACAGCACGGCCCATGTCGCTATCTTCGTGAGGGATGTCTTTGCCGGTTGCAGTGAACAGCGCGAGGATTTCAGCGTTACGAGTGGCGAATGTCATTTTGTGCTTTCTGTTTGTTGAGTTGATATACGTATGATACAGGGTTTTTAGGAATGTGCAAGCTTATTTTAAGCTATTTGCAGATAAATTAATCGGGCCATTGCCTGTTATGATTGTGCAACCAATTACCGGATGATACCAAACGTTCTGCCCAGTTCTTAGCTTGCGCCAGCGTATCAAAGAATTCCAGTTCCCCGCCACCGTCATCACCCTCCAAGAATACGCAACCGAAGTAATCCCCCGCAGCGGATTTTTCCACTTTGACGTAATAATCTTTAGTTTCATCGGGCTGCTCGATATCTAACCAATGAATCCAACCTATATCTGTCCGCTCTTTTGCCCACATATCAACCCCCTAGAAAATGTGAATTTCTTTAACAGCCGACATACTCAAGCCACAGAAACGCGCCATCTTCAGCGCCTCATCATAGCTATCATAAAAGAACGTCCGACCTGCCTTGTTAATCATGCTCCACTTATATTGCATCTTCATTTTATAGTCCTCTGTCATTTGCTGGCCTGCGAGTGCAGAGCCGATAGACAGATAGTACAGGCGTGTTTGATCCTTGTCAACGCCTATTTTAAGCTAAATCAATTTGTTGCTTCGTTACCACATCCTTACAAATGAGCATGCGTAAAATTATCCACCCTCCAGAAATCCTCTGTGTACGCCCTCAGCCAACCATTGTGCCATGCATTAAACTCTTTGCTCTTAGGCTTGCAAGGGTTCTCAACCTCCCGAGCATGCCCCGCATAGGCTGTGTACCCTGCTAGAAAGCTTTCTTGCTCTGACTTGTTCATTTTTAGTAGCCCTCATTTGAAGAGAAATATTCACAAATCTGCTCACCGTTGACAAAATGAAGCGGTGCAACTGTAAACCACGATTGCCGGTATTCGTTCTGCACGGCTGTATGCCTGTAGCACTGATGACGTTTTGCACAGATGCGTACAATTGTCCCGTTAGTTGTCGGGGTTTCTGATCTGCCCTCACACATTGCGACATCGGCCATTATTTGCACTCCTGTGGATGTTCTTGTGCATGCCCTGCAACACGCTCGTAATAATCCGTACTTGTTTCGATGCCATCAGAGGCGCACAAAGACGCCTTAGCGGCTCTATTGCCGTGAATAGCTACCATTGCCAGCCCTGCGAGGAATAACAGCGCTACAAGACCTTGTATGATGTATTGTCGCATGTTAGAACCCGTTGTTATAGAATACTTCGGAAAGCTCAGACGGATAGACATCGAATTCCCCGAAAGAATATCCACATTCGTGAGTAGCTACAATCCCTATAGGAGAAGTTAGGCGGCGGTCAGACATGAAATTTTTTAGGGATGAGAAACCCACACCGGGTGTGTGCGTCAACTTTGCGAAATCTTCGTTTGTGAACATGTCATCCCCCTTTCTTGGGAAGCTGCATAATTTCAAATACTGTTTGCATAGGAACATCGTTAGCTAAAAGCTGCTGACGAAATGTCTTGGCTTCATCAGAGAGAGGATTAAGTCTCACATGGCGCAATACATCGCCGCGCTTAGCTTCCATTCGTGCCACCCATACACCTTCTGGAGAGCGAACCCGGACGCTTGCCGGGCGGGTTCCTGTGCCATGAGAGGATGTTACTTTGTAGCCATTGTATGTGTTTTTCATTTATTCGCCTCGCATGCGTTTGTTAATATAGCTATTAGGATCAATTGCAGATGCTAAAATTTTACCAAATGTTTCCTGATGGTGCGCCAACTCTTGATGCATGTTTGCACGATACTTTTCAACTTCCATTTCCAGTTCTACGCACCGCTGGCGCAAACTTGAGAGTTCTTCCTGTTGGTCTAGGAGTTGATAGGCAAAGTCTGTAAGGTTAAAATCACTCATCGCTAGCACTCCAATAAAAACCATTAGCCTTCATGTTGAAAATAAACTCTTTATACGATAATGGCGACTCGCTGTCAATCCATTGCTTGCGTGCTGCGAGAGTGATGATAGACATTATACTTCCTCCAACAGAAAATGAACACTTTCGACACCCCTCTTGCCCACTGCGATGACGTGAAATTTCTTAAAGATGTCATGCATTTTATTCTCCCTGTAAGCGGTTTTTAAGGTTGTTGATAGCTGCTTGCAATTCCTCATTGCTTTTCATCTCCGCCAATCCGTCTGAGTCGTTCAAGTGGTCAAAGTAGATATTTCGTACCCTTACGCCTTGATGGCCTTTTGGCCTCACCATCAAAGCATTTCGCAGGCTGATAAATTCTTGCTGGAGTTGTTCGCGTGTCATTTTGTGCCTCTTTGTTTGTTCGATGAGTTCAGTATCTTCTAGTCCGAAGCGTCTGTCAAGCTCTTTTTGAGCTAAATATTTGTAATACATACAGGGTGGCGAACGTCACTCTTAAAAGCAACACGCATGTTTTCGCCCATGTGGTATGTCACCACTAGCAGCAGTTCGGCTGTCCCCTCGTCCACTACCTCAGCCACTACCGCGCCGTAATCGTTGTTTGTCATGTGCCTGCACACATTCGGCAAGGCTTCGTCTCGGCGCGAGGAGCGGTTAATTTTTACTATAGGGCGTGCTTTGCCGGGGCCGTAATATGTTGTTATGATGGTGCGCATAGGTGCCTTAAATAAATTTGTCAGTTAAGTCTAAATTAACCCAAGCAACCCGGCCTGTTACATCTAAGCCCATACTGTAGTCAATCCAATAGTCATAGTCTGTGTCTGATAACACTTTGTTGCAAAGCTTGTTTAGTGCCGGTTCGTTCACTTTTTCACTAATGAAGTAGCGCCCTGTATGATGTACCAGATAGTAGCCAATGCGCGAATGGTTTTGTTCTGCCTCTTCGTTACGTTGCTTGCGAATAGTGTTGAGTACTTTAGACATGGCTTACTCCGGTTGAATTGCTGTTTCGATGTGATGATTCTACACCGTCGCAAGCTGAAAGCAAGCTATTTTGTAATTTATTTTGTGTGGTAACGAAGCAACAGAGATTAAAATGGTTGTTGCAATGTGTTTGTGAAGGTACTAATATAGTTACATAGCGCGCTCAGTGGAGGCGGCTCTAAGTGGGGGGTGGGTGATTGGTTTTATGACACCATAAAAGAAAAAGCGCCCGAAGGCGCTCTATCTGGCACGATTAGCTAAACTGCTATTTGCACGGTCTGTATAGTATTGCGTAACACAATCCACATTACCCGGTAGAATGTAAACATCGTACCCTAAGCAATTTATAATCATCCTGTGCTTACCTTTGCACATATCAATATTGCCGTTTGGAAGTGTTGCAAGAATCTCGTAACCATCCCTCAAACGACACTCAACAACAATTTGCTGAGTGCCTGTAAGGAATCCCGGCTTGCTTGCGGGATCGTTGGTTGTCATTAGTAAGCTTTCAAGAATTTATTCAGTTCGTTGTAATCCATTGCGCGCACTTCAATTTTGATTAACAAACGTTGCTCTTTATCCGTCACAGCAGAAAGTTTGATAGCCTTCACTTGTTCGCGCATGGCGTTTGCATCTTTTACCATCCAGTTGCAATCCATTTTTACGCGGCTGATATTTTGAACGTTCATGATTTTTTCCTTTGTGTGGTTAGTTGCTGCTGGTATGACTTCACTATAGCAAACCTAAAACCTGAAAGCAAGCTACTTCTACAAATTATTTTGTAACCTGCAATAATTTGCAACCCTCATAGCAAGTCTCTTTACCTGTTGTCATGAGGGATACTATAGGGCCATACAGACCCTTAAAAATTTTTTTACCTTCTTAGTAATGCCCCGTATAGTAAAATTTTTAGGAATTTTTTCGCGTAAATTAAAAAATTAAGGGATTTTTTGTTGAAATAATTTTTCAAAAGCTGAAAATTTTTATGCCGCCGAATTTTTTCACCCTCAAAACAAAAACGGACATGAAATTTTCACAGGGGCGGGTTTTCATATCCTTGCTATGCGGGCACCACAGCATACCGAATAGCACCAAACGCATTATCAAGCTTGTCAGCAGCGCGAGAGGCGCTAGCACGCGTCTTGTATACAGTGCGAGTGGCATACTCTCCTGTACGGTTGTCAATAACTCTGTAGGAGACGGCAGGCTTAGCGAGGTTGATTGTGTTCATGATTATTTGCCCTCAAGGGTTGAAAAATATTTGTTCCTAGCACGGTCAAACTCTACACTATTCGCGCCGTACTTCCTCATTGCGCGCAGCATAGCTTTCTGAAGCTTTATCACCAGCTTGGCACGCTCTGCATCTGTCATGTTGTTTGCTCCGGTAAGTTTCAATGTGTGTGTTCGACAGAACAAACTATAGCAAACCTAAAACCTGAAAGCAAGCTAATTTGAAAATAAATTTATCCGAGCTACGCGCAAGCTAACTTTCGTAGGTAAGCTTCATTCCATCGGATCAGAACAGCACTGCTAGACATAAGGAACACTATGTTCCCGCCTCGGATGTCTCCAAAGCGTTGCAGGAATGAGACGAAAACAATCTATTTTCGATATTTTGAAGATTTTTTCAGAATTCGCTTGACTCGTCGCGGAAAGCATGCGATACTAGGTCCATCAGTGACCCGAGGCCGATTGATTAATCGAACGCTGCCCGAACGGTTTTTCGATGCATCCGGAGCAACATTCCACCCTCGCGGGGGAGGGGTTTTTACTATAAAGCGAGCCAAATTTTCGAGGACAATTTGAAATTATTTGGCTTTCAAACCTAAGGTGAAATCTGAGAATTACCTCTAGCAAAATTCCTTAAGATACTCTTTACGATATTTTAGGCGAGTCATGGTCAACCAAACATCTGTGGAAAACAATTCGCAGTGAGTGCACATCCGCACTCCTTTGAACCATCCTGAATAATAGCCTTCACGCTTATTACGACTTGGCGTCACCTTCGGCAGCAACTCCAGACCAAAAGACTTAGCCAACATGCGCATTTCGTCATTAGAATATGCGTTGATACGGGCCATACATTCTTTCACCATCTGATCGTTCATCAGTAATCCTCATCAGGTTCATCACGCTCTAGAAAATCATTCTCATAAAGCCGTTCTTGGAAATCGTCATAGTCCTCACCTTCGTTAATCTCATTGCCACAGGCATACCAACCTTTGTAGAAGGCATCACGCATAGATTCTGGCAAGCCTGCCGAGGCAAAGCGTTGTTCTTTAGTTCGATGACTTTTCATTCCTCTACCTCTCGCACAAAAAACTCATCCGTATTCATGTTACGGAGGAGGCCACGCAGGACAAGCTCAGCTTGCTTCTCGGATTTGTTCTCTACAGATATGCGTGACACAACTTCACTAGAGGACATTTCAACTACTT